CGGGTTCAGGTTCTGTAACATTTGCGGGTTCTGATGCAACGGCCACAACGGGTTCAGGTTCTGTAACATTTGCGGGTTCAGATGCAATGACCACAACGGGTTCAGGTTCTGTAACATTTGCGGGTTCTGATGCAACGGCCACAACGGGTTCAGGTTCTGTAACATTTGCGGGTTCAGATGCAATGACCACAACGGGTTCAGGTTCTGTAACATTTGCGGGTTCTGATGCAACGGCCACAACGGGTTCAGGTTCTGTAACATTTGCGGGTTCAGATGCAATGACCACAACGGGTTCAGGTTCTGTAACATTTGCGGGTTCAGATGCAATGACCACAACGGGTTCAGGTTCTGTAACATTTGCGGGTTCAGATGCAACGGACACAACGGGTTCAGGGCCAGCCGTGATATCTTTCTTTTTGCGTGTAGTCGCTTTTTTCTTTTCAACTTGCGGTAATTCAACATGTGCTGGTTCATGAACATGTGTAATAGGTGCTTGTGCTGTTCCAGGTTCAGTTCTAATATCTTCAAACTTACCTGTATTGTGTTCAGGACAGAATAGAACATTTGTATGCGAAACTCTATTAGCACAGGGAAGCCCAACAACACATTTGGTTTTAGTAACAAATGTACCATCTGGAAATTCTGTCATAAAATCTGGTGCTTGCTTAGAAATATTATATTTGGCTTTACCAACACGAGCATAACATTGATGTTCAACAGATTTAATTTGTTCTTGTGCTGGAATAGGTTGTTCAATATCTTTGACTGACGAACGAGCCTGATTTTTTTCAGCACTTGCCAAGCGCATTTCTAATTCCGCAATCTTAATTTCAAGCGTTTTAATTGTATCATCTTGCTTTTTGATGATGCTTACACGATTAAAGTTACCTTCTTCAAATTTGTTTGTATCATATTCACGCTTGAATGTATTTACAGACTCAGTATGTTTAGAAAGCATATTAAGTAGTTTTGTAGTTTCAGAAGAAACGTATGAATCTAAGTCCTCAACGGCATTCATAAACGTATTCTCAAGCCCACACACATTCTTAAATTGGGTAACATACTCCGACTTAAAGCTTTCAAATGCAAGCTGCATTGCTTCAAGCTCTTTTGTAATTTGGGTTACGCTCATCTTTAAAAATTATATTAAACGGTTAATGTTAATAGATTATTAAACAACTATAATTCAATTTTTTTAAACAAAAGAATATGTCAACAACAAATTTAGACAATTTAGATGTTACCGTTCCTGAATCAGAAACTGCAATCACCGGCGACAATTTAATGCAACAGCCTGTGGTTGATGAATATACAGTTACACCAGGGGATATTACCTTTTTGCAAAACCAAATTAGTATAACAGATGAACAAGCACATAGTCTTCTCCTTAAAAATAAAGGCAACTATGTAAATGCAATCATTGACTTTTATCAGGTTAATTATAAAAAAGAGGAATCCATCGGTATTGCTCAGCCAACCATTACTGCATTTACACTTGATAATGACCAAAAAACCGCGGATTCTGTAACTGGTAAATCAATTGATTATAATACCCTAAAAAATAGCACAGTTCATAAACTATCAAAAACATATTTTTTTGTAAACACATCACCTGGTTATTCAGGTTTTACAAAAAAGAAAAAATATTGCACCCTACAAGAACTTATTGACACACAAGTTATTCCGGACATAACAATTTCACTAATGCAAAGCCCTTGTAGCATAGTCATCCATGAATTGGTTGGTCGTAGTCATGAAATTCTGGAAAACTGGTCAATGCCATCTTCTGCCATTGTGTTATGTCCTGAACAAATTGTTACCAATAGCAATATTGTAGAAAAGCAATTATTTGACAAGCTAAATAAAGTAGCAACACAACTTGCAAGACATAGCGGTATTATTCAGGAATCAGAATCAATTATTGATAATGCATATGTTATTGGCAATGTAGATTTTAATTAGTTGCAAGCATATCAGCCATATGGTTTCCGTGCCATAACATATATTCACGCGATTGTTTTGCAACCGGTGCTGTTGTATGACTGTTTTGATGTTCAAATTTTACTTTGCCACACAAATTACTTCCGCTTTTCTTTTTATTAATTTCACTCCATAATGTATTGATTGTCTGAATTAATTCGGGGTTTAATATAGATTCACCATTTCCCTTTTTCCAATTATTTTTTTCCCATGCCTTCATCCATTTAGTTACCGTGTTAATACAATACATACTGTCACTAATTACAATAACATGTTTGTCACATGTTGATAATTGTTCTGCATTAAGCTTTATTTGTTGTAATGCATATAAAATACCTATGAGTTCTGCCTGATTATTTGTAAAGCCATCTGGTAATTTTAAACTTACTCCGGTTTCACCAAAGAATATACCTGTCCCCGCTTTATTTGAGGATTTTTTATAAGAGCCATCTGTGAATATATATAGGCACCCATCATATTCAGTCCAAGTAGCTGGTAATATTTTTGTTGTATTTTCTGTTATTGCATAAATTATATTATGTATGTTTAATTTTCTACAATCATATTTAAGCACTGCATCTTTATCCAATGGCAAATGCTCATATTTATTTTGTGATGGTGTTACGCCAGTTGCGTTAGGGTTTAGTTTATCTGTTATTGTCTCGGAACAATATTTTTTAGCATCTGATAGCCATGCTTCAGCTTCGGCAAGCGTTTTAAAGCTTTTGTATTTGGCGCCAGAATATCCGGACACATGTTTTTCGGCTTCGGTCCACGACTCATAAATTCCTGGTTGACGACCTATTTTGACGACATAATACATTTACGATATGCTTTATGATATGCTTTATGATATGCTTTAATAATTATTTAGCGGATAAACAATTTTCTTAATTATTTAGGAACCTAAAATAATTGAAAAAATTATTTTGGACCCCATAAGTTCATATATGAGCCTACTATATTTTTTTCAGTTCGTTGATAGCCAAGTTCTTCTAATATTTTATTATGAGGGTTTGGGTTTGGACACACATTGGGATAGCCATAATACAAATTTTCTATAAAAATTATAGGTTTATTTCTTAATATTGTTTGTTTAGCCCCTTCCAATACTTCGTTTTCATGGTTTTCTACATCTATTTTTATCATACTTATATTGTCTAAATTTAATGAATCTAATGTAATGACATTTATTGAATTTTCTACTATAAAACTTGAGACATTTGCATAACTGTGTAATGAAAAGCCACCAAAATTACCATGTTGTGAATTATATAATGTCATAGTGCCTTCTTTATTGCTTAGTGCAATTTCGTATATTTTACTTTTATTTGCAAAGCTTTGCATATTTGCCTTTAATAATGACACATTTGCCAGAAATGGTTCAAAAGAATGCACTATATCACAGTTTAAAAATTTTGCAAAGAATAAGGAATGATTTCCAATATTAGCACCGATATCTAAAATACCTGTTTGCTTATTGTATTTTTTTGCAATATAATCGAGAAATTTAATTTCAAAAAAATTATTAGTCTTAACTATAAAATCACCAATTATTTCTCCTTTATCATGAACACATATTTCTGTATTTGTTTTGCCATAGTTTGAATTTACAACTCTAACCATTTTATTATTTTTATAAGTTATTATTTTATTTATTATTTTTACCGTTCTATACAGTATTAAATATTGCCGGTCTACAATAAATATGACTGACTTACCACCAAAGAGCGAAAAGAAAATAATAGCACTTGACTTGGATACCGATGCGAGTCCTAAACAAATAATACTTACACAACCTGAACAAAGTAAATCCCTTGCTGGTTTAACAAAACCAATAAAACCAAAAAAAGTTAAAGGCAATGGTTCGGATAAACCTAAAAAAATAAAGGCATCTGGAGACACAAGTATCATAGATTCAATTCTCAAAAAAAATAAAGTTGACCCGGTAAAGCTATTTACAGTGTCCGGAACTGAAACAAAAGATAAAACATTAAAAGACACACAAGAACCAAAAAAAAAAATGATACTTGACTTAAATAGTGGTGAACAGATTATTACCGATGATATTAAGCTGGATTCAATAAAAATAACAGACCCTGAGCCAAAATTGCAATTTGTCCCGGAAAAACCTAAAGCAACTATCATCCTTAAAAGTGAAGCGAAGAAACAAAAACAGACAGGTGGAAACATAACCCCACCTGAAACACAATTTAAACTCGACACGTTATTTAACATTGATACCGTTTGCACTGGGTTGCATGCCCAGTGCAACGCTACTGCCTCTACACCAAATTCTCGGTCACGCCACTCAGCGAGTGGCGCAATGGGCTTAGAATTCAGCGTAGGCGGTAGCTCTATTAATCAGACACAATCCGTCGCAAGTATTATTACAGAACCGTGTAACCATTTGCCGAGTTTTAGTCCACCGTCATACAGCAGCTCAATTGGCCAAAATGCAACCCAAAAGCCATTATTAGCAGAAGCCAGTGTTGGTGGTATAAATTACGCCAAAGAGCTAACCGAAATTGATGCTCAATTGGCAAAAGTTCGGGCGAAACTGGCTAAACGTGGACCGGATGCTAAATATTTAGAAATGCAAACTAAACTGGAAGAACGACGAGCCAAATATATTCGGCGACAACAACGTCAGGAAGCCGGTGGTAATAAGTCTAAGCCAATCATAACTGTTGTTAATCCAATTATCCCTGAACCTAAAATATCTGAATCAATAACGCCGGCCACAACAAATTCTACATCGGGATTAGCACAGTTATTCAAACGCAAAACACCATCCGCAAACGGTCAAACAAATGTCACACAACCTGACTTATTAGACGAAGTAAACATGGAATTACGCAAAGCAAAGGATATGCTTACAAATATCGAGAAAACATCATCAAATGAGACAGTGCATGCAACACAACAGCCATTATCATCGCGAAAAGTAATAAAGGAACAAGGAACAAGCATATTCGCTGTGCCAAGCGAATTAACCAGTATGCGGGAAAAAAAAGAACACCTACTCGCCGAACAAAGGAAGATATCTGACCGAATAGCCCACCGACAAAAACAAATTGATAAAATCAAAACATGGCAACGCGAAGTTGAAAAGATGAATGAATTACAAGCCGAGAAACAACGGATATTCGAACTGCAACAAGATTTAAAACGGCTCGAAAAACAACAATATGAACAAGACCAAAAGCTTAAAGGCCAAATGTATCATATTCGCAAAATGGCACATAGTAAGAGCAATGAGTTAAAGCGGCTTGACATGATCGATACTTTCAAAGCAGTTAAGCAACGGGCACAATCTGTTCCATTAGTTGCAAATAATACCCAAATACAAACACAAACACAAACACAAACACAAACACACAGGACAGAGATTAATAATTCACTGAAAGTAAATAATTCGCTATCGGCGGCAACTCAGTCAGGATTCGGCGGCAAGTTGCGGGCCGCCATAAATAGCTTATTCGCCGGTGAACGTGTTATGTTTACAAAAAACAATACTATTCCTGCACCTATTAAACAAATTGCGCCACAAGAACCCTTAATCATTACCGAAGACGCTAAATCCGGGTTGGAATATAGAACCGCAACACCGGTTAATGATGATAATAGCCTCATGCATCCTTTCATACCGCCGGCACAAGAAATAGTTGACGTTATAAATATGGCTAAACAAGCTGATAATGCATCGAATATACAATCTAATACAGAAACACAAATAAGTCAACACCAAGTAAATGTATTCCGGGATTACTTTTGTGATAAGGTCGGAATAAGCAAAAAAGGGATTAGTAAATGTTTTGATTTAATGCCGAATAAAGATGAAACACATACAGCAATACTGGTTAATGCTTATAAAGAGCTTTGCGATGAAATTAGGTTTGGCTAACCGCTAAATGCAAGCACTACACCGCCAATAATCAGAATATATAATATCAGGGATAAGTCAATTGGCGATCCCATGATGGTTGCTTTTCTGTCAGAGAACTGAAAGATAATATACATGAATATGAGTGCTCCTATTACCGCGACTATGTTATTTGCAAACTGAGTCCTAACATTTGGTAATATCACTTCAAACCCAATTGTCGCTCCGATTCCGATAATTATAAATACCGCGAATATCGTTAGTAACACGCCGATATCTGAACCAGTGAAAAGTCCAACTGTCCATTTTGCGGCTTCTTTTCCTTTTGAAAATGGGTCAGGTAACCCGGTGTTTATTTTTGTAGTTGTATTGTTCATGGTTTATATTTATCTTTATCGCTTGTTTTGTATTTTGAGTTATTTTATTATATACGGATGATTTATTCAAACGATAACAATACCTGCCAATTTCTGTCAGCTAAATCTTCATCACCTTTCCAACCGTCGAAATACATATAAAATACGGATACTAATGCATTCGGCAATACTGAACGACCTTCTTTAATAGAATTCAAAAGTGTTACTAATCCGGTATATCTGTCAGTAACGGATGATTGTTGACGCCCTTTAGGTGCTTTGTATGAATCCGGATTCCAGCGAATAAAATATATCGGAATACCGCCAAAGGATTGTGCAATATTTATCATTCGGGTTTGTTCACATTCACATGCACGGTCTTTATGTTGGTTTTCATCGCATTCGATAATAATTATCTTATCCTGTAAATCAATAATCCTATCCGGCCGTTCTTTGCCACAGGTTCCGTTATCGATAACTGTATCCGTTTGGTCACCAGGATGGCCGTTCACGTTTAAGAAAGCCATTAGCGCATTTTGTTTTGCTAAGCGTGCCCGTTGAAATTTTGTAGGGTCACATACTTCACAATGGCCATTATCGTCTAACACATATAGTAGCCCGCATGAAACACATAGTTGTTCAATTAAATTCATATCATCGGGATCTTTATGTGTTTCGCAATGTACGGGTTCATTATTTTTGCCGTAAAAGGCTTTTTCTTTACAGTTGTCGAATACACATTTACCGTTTGACCGAATAAGCATACCGGGTTCGCGGTGTTGTGCACAGCGGGTTGGTGATTTTCCAGGCTTACCATATCGTGGTTGTGTATTACATCCGTCATGTTGACATTTTTTATTTTTAATATCAATCATATCGGGTTCTTTATGAGTGTTACAATATTTAGCGATTGTTTGACCTTCAAAATTATATGTCGGTCTTGTATTACATCCGGCATGTTGACATCGTTTATTTTTTATGTCTACCATCAATTTCTCTTTATGTGTATTACAGTATATAGCGATAGTTTGACCTTCAAAATTATATACCGGCCTTGTGTTACAACCTTCATGTTGACAGCGTTTAAATTTGATATCAATCATGTTAGGTTGTTTGTGAGTTGCACAATATTTAGCGATAGTTTGTCCTTCAAAATTATATGTCGGTATTTTGTTACATCCCTCATGTTGACAAAGTTTTGATACAATATTAATCATACCGTTTTCTTTATGAGTGTTACAATATTTAGCGATTGTTTGACCTTCAAAATTATATGTCGGCCTTGTATTACATCCCTCATGTTGACATCGTTTATGTTTAATATCAATCATACCAGGTAGTTTGTGAATTGCACAGTATCTGCGCTTTTTTTCACCTTCAAAATTAAAATTCGGTTGTTTGTTACATCCCTCATGTTGACAAAGTTTTGATATAATATTAATCATACCAGGTTGCTTGTGAGTGTTACAGTATTTAGCAGTTGTTTGACCTTCAAAATTATATACCGGTCTTGTGTTACAACCTTCAAATTGACACTGTTTATTTTTTATATCTATCATACCATTTTGCTTATGTATGTTACAGTATATAGCGATAGTTTGCCCTTCAAAATTATATACAGGTTGTTTGTTACATCCCTCATGTTGACAAAGTTTTGATACAATATTAATCATACCGTTTTCTTTATGAGTTGTACAGTATCTGCCCTTTTTTCCCCCTTCAAAGTTAAAGTTAGCACGTTTATTGCACGAATCATGTTCACAGGAACGTGGGTTTTTTATAGGAACCGAAACATCAATATTTAGAGTAGCTGTATTTACGATTTGGGAAGCCATAGTGCATTAATCTTAATTATAAAGTATTTATGAAAAAATAAAAATTAAACTATGCAAACAATTTTTTTACAAATAACCAAACACGCTACCGTCGGGTGTAAAATATTTTTACACCCTAAAGCTACTGCACAAGACTCAAATTATCGAACCCCTTCGGGTGTACGATAATGAGTCTTGTAGGTACATAGCGTTATTCAGTCGGTTGTATTAGCCGGACCATATTTAATCATCGGTTGAATCATTTCAACACAATTATTTCGGTCTGATTCTTTATTTGTAATTAGTGCTCCATACGGTTTATAACCATCTCCAATATACATGTTAATATTATTAATAAACTCTTTATAATTAAAGCAATTATTGCCAGCAACAATTGTATAATCAATGATATTTTGGGATGACATTTTATATTGTTTGATATGACAAAGTAATTCAGTTATAGATTATTAATTTCACCTATTCGAATAAATAAAAAACAATTTTTACAGTGTTATTTAATTATTCTTGTGTATTTTCAGTTAATTTTTCATAAACTGCCGTAATAACATCAATCCATTTCATGATGTTATTATATACATAGCATTCGGTTTTAAGTGACTGAAAATCAGTATATGCATATACAACAGACATACTATTTACATGATATGGCATATCATAATACTGATTATATGTATTCGATATGATAGATTTTTCAATATCTAAATGTCCCTCTGCCCGAATTCTGTTCTCTAATCTATATTTATAGATTGCTCGCAAATGGTCATCGTTACTTTTATAAAACTCAACTAATTCTGGTGTCAAATATATTACTGATGAGAAATAATCACGTTCAACACCAATTGGAAGCTTTTCGTTAATTAATTCTATTTCATAGTTAATCCCTTTATAGGTTCCAGAATGTTTACGGTCCGGATACTTATCGATGAATGATTGGAACATGTCTGCTACTTTTTCACGAGTGTATAGAACATCATCATCACAAATATATTCCTCTTGTTTTGGCTCTGAAGACATTTGTTATGTGTGATAACTTAGACATATAAGTAATATAACTCAGTTGAGTAAACTAAAACAATTTTTCAGTTAACGGAAAATAAGCACTACAAATAAAGAATAAAGAATAAAGAATAAAAACAAACCAAATGACATCATTATCTATTACCGATATAACGCTTGATAATCTTTCCCGATTGATAATCACACCCGAATTCCGATGGATTGTATACATTATCGCCCTCGTGCTCGTATTATACAGTTATTATATAGAACCTATCCGTTTTTCCGACAAAAAATCATGGTTCGGCCTCTCTTACAAATATGAAAACTTCGTTATGATGTGTTTTACAGCATTCTTTTATATATTTGTATTCCTTGGGTTATGGTTGACAATACCATTTACGGATATATTACCCGAATATTGGTATATCCCGATAATGGTATTTATATTCGCCATTATATTACATTTAACCATAAGTGCCCCAACTATATCTCTATCCCAAAATAATGCCGCCGAAAAACAACAAGAACGCTTACAGCCGCCGCCACAATATTTTCAGCCCAAACGTGTGCGCAAACTCATGTATTATGCAATTTTAGTGCTCGACGTAATTATGTTCGTTCAGGGACTCATATACGCAGGTATTAAAACCAACTTCAAAACAACTGTCTTACACCAATTCTTCCTTAACCGATTTGGCGGCACTTCCCCAGATAACATGCTAAACTTTGCAACCGAATGGCTCGGAGTCATTGGGATACTCATAGATATTTATTGGATTTATGGCGTTGAAACATTCAGTCCCTGTAAATATGAGCTCCCGGCAAGTTGGAATATTTGAAATAAATCGTGTGTCTTTTTTGACTTATTAAACAGAATTTATTTGCACACGTATAATAATTATATATTTGGTATTATCCCAATGCCGAATTATTTTATAGTCATTCAGATTCATGTAAAGCAACATACCAATGCTTAAATCGCTTGCAGGTAGCATGTAGTTTATTTTTTCAGCAGACACATCAATTGAACTACATAAAGAATATATTTTTTGTAATGCGTTATATGGTGTCGTATAAATAATATCATTTTTGCTAAGCCTTGATTCAACGGTATTTATCGCCAAATCAAACAGTTTAATTAGCCAACCATTTATGTTTATACTCATTTTAATAAATATGTTTGCACAGTTATCATTTACACCTACATAAATTCTTAAATTAACCAAAACGATAAGCTACAAAACTATTATTTAACTTTAGCCATTATTTAACTTTAGCCATTATTTAACTTTAGCCATTTTTTAGTTTAGATGATAGTAAATTAAAAATGTACCGAACACGTGAATTTGTCAAAATAAATGATTGGACTCTAAAAAAAGAAAAGCTACTCAAATATTGGCAGGAAGAGTGCCGACTTTATAAATGGCTCTATACCCAAAATGTCGAATATTACCAAAATATAAATAGCCGGCTTAGTATATTCGGAATATTACTCAGCGTAGTTACCGGAGCCACATTGATAAATAACTCTAATGATACCGCCGGTGTAAACCCGCATTTAGTGCTCGCATTCGGTTTAGTATCCGTTGTATCATCATTTACACAAGGACTCCGGCAATTTTTGGACCTGGAAAGCAAAATAAGTGCCAATTTGTTATCTGCACGGCAAAATAGTGCCATTGTCATAGATATAGAGGAACAGATAAATTTAACGCTGGAAGAACGGATAAATGGTAATGAGTTCATGAGGAATATTAAGTCCAGGAAAAATGAAATAATACAGAATGCGCCAATTATAACGCGGTCTCGGTGGTCCCAATTACAAAAAAAGATTGAACGCGGTGAAGGTGTGAATTTTTTTAACGAAACCATTTTCAAAAACTATTTGGAAAATACTATTCAAATCGGGGACTTAAACCTAAATACAATGCAAGAGTATGATGAACCAAAGCAAGAGTCACCGCGAGAGCCTACTGATTTTTCTCCCCGAATGCGAGATGAAGCACCAAGCCCACCACAACAATCGCATTCTGAAGATGAACTTATAGAAGAACTGCAATGCGAAAATTTAGGTGTCCAACAATTACGCACTGCATTTACTAAATCACTACCTATTCGCACACCATCTAAATCACAAACACAAGCACAATCACAACCGCATGCACACGGTTTATCTAATGTTATTATAACACCATCAACTGAAATTATACAACAACCACAACCACATAGATTAACAGCATTACTGAATTATAATATGTCTCGCCTTTAGAAATAAAGTCTTTCCCGCTAAACCATTGTTGAACGACATATCTTAGATTTTAATGCAGATATTATGTGTTTTTCGATATCTTGCATATTATAGGGTTTTGATGAGATGATTATATTATTTTTTATCTTTTCGGGTAATTCGGTAATTTGGTCGGTAATATAATTTCGGGTTAATGCACTAAGAATAATTATACTGAATGGGATTATTCCATCCGTCCCTTCACTATCATATATACCCCGAATAAGTTCTGTTCCGGTAAGCTTTGGCATTTTCATATCAACCATGCAAAGGATTATATTACTCATGTTTGCCAATATAAATGATTTGGCAGCACATGGGTCATTAAATGGTTTAATTGTCAATGTGTAACCATTTTTTTCTATTATATTTTTGATGATTATTTTGAGCAAATCCAGGTTTGTTGTATTATCATCAATGATTACTACTATAGGTTCCTGAATATTACGGGTCAAAATCGTTGGACGATGTGGTTGCCGATGTTCTTTTTTTATATCAAATTCGGCGACAAGTTCAGTTGAAAAGTTTGGGTCTAATGGTTCAACGAACTGTATAGTTCCCGAGCCGATTTTCTTAACCAATAACCGACAAATTGTGAGTCCGAGCCCGATGCCTTCTGTGTTATCCGTTTTATAGAATGGGTCAAATAGGGTTTCGGAACTCTGTAAATCAATACCACGCCCAGTATCGCGAATATTTATTTTTAATCGTGTTTGTGTTATGGCATTAAATGCAATATATATCTGTTTGTTATTCTGGTCATAATCAAATGATTTTATAGCATTACTAAATAAATTAATCAGTATTTGAATAAGGCGCTTTTTATCTGTGATTATGGTTTCAGGAATCTGTTTGTCAACGTCATAATGAAAATTTATATTTTCTTCCTGCATTTGCAATGCATATACACTATACACATATTCAATCAATTTGCCCAAATTTACCAGTTCATATTCAATATCAAACTTATCCTGAGTTATATAATATAAATCCATAATATCGTTAACGAATTGGGTGAGTTCAATAGACGATTGCATTAAATAATCCATAATCCGGAGAACACATTCTTCATGGTCATAGTTATATAATAACTGAATACCGCTAATTATAGCTGTTAGGGGTGTTTTAACTTTATGACTCAGGTTATTAATTACTTCGGGTCGCAAACAATGATGTGCATAATGTTTCATTTTTTGTGTTTCCGGACATTGGGATGCACCGGATTGTTTATCCTGTGTATTTGCTTTTAAATGTTCTGTTAACACATGACCCATTTGGTCCTGTAACTCATTTAGTATCTGTTGTATTTGTGTATTATCCGGGTGTTTTTCTCGCACATCACGGAATACTGTTTGGATTGCTTCCATACTTCTTTATTTTTTTAACGCGAAAATCTTAAAAGGGGAATTGATTGTGTTATGTGCACAGTTATTTATTTATATTATTGTTGCTTACCGGTAAGTTTTTCTAAGCACCTCAATACCTTTGTTACTTTATCGTTAATCTCATTTTGCTTTTTGGGACTTATAGACCCGGTTATTGGTCCGGGTAGCATAATACCCATGTATTCCTTTCCAATCCCGGGAATTAGCGAATGTTGCGCCAATATAAATTTGTTTTCAGCGGTTGGTTCTAATTGTAAATGTTTATAGCTGTGTGTATCATATTCTGTTAAATCCTCGATTGTATCCAGTAATATATATTGTACATTTACACGCAAAATATAATATAATAATACCGCTTTTGGCGTATTATCCTGATTCAAACAAAAAAAATCTACTGAATATACGTTTATATCTATTAGTTTATATAAGTCTTGTAATGTTTCAAGGGTAAATTTAGTAGCCGGTAATAATTCATGTAATATTAATTTTATTAGCGCAAATTCGTCTTTGAGTTTTTTATATGCATGAGTGGTTCCTTTTTTATTATAGCTGTTAATATAGTCAGTTATAGGCATAAATACACGTTCTGTACGTCGTAAAATAGTATCACAAAACGCATTAAATAGCTTATAATACGTTAGGTCACTTGATTTTTCTTTACTACCAACACACATATAACCCATTTTCTCATAAAAAGTAAGCCCCATTTTAAATACCGTTAATGTAGACAAACTAATAGGTGAACTAATATTTTTTTGAAGCAAATCAAGTAAAAACTCTTGGGTCAGTTTACCTTGTTTGATATATTCCTGTAACTTGTCACACATATCATTTTTGCGATTGTGGGCGCCATCATACAATTCGCCAATAATTGGCAATTCATGGTATTTTGTCCGTAAATAATCTTCAATAATTAATACATGTTGTTTCCCGGATAATAAATAACATGGACTCATATCGCAAGGCCATAATAAAAGGGAGTCTATATAATAATAAATTTGGTCTTTTGCATTTGTTGATTTCATTTTGTAGTTTTCATTAACAGATATATCATTGCATGTATTTTTAGGGATAAAACGGAATCGGGAGGCACATGATTTTAGTATTGTTTCTTTTTTGTCGTTATCTGATTTAGCCGGTATACGTGTTATTTTCTCCTTTGAATAAAGAAAGCCTACGTCGAAGTATTTTGTTTTATTAATATCTATTGGAATATTATGATACTTAGTTAATAGGTTCCGTAATTTTGGATTTAATGCCTTCCCGATATTATTTATAATTGAATCCTGTTCCCCGGAATCATTATCTTTAGCAGAATACATTGCCATGTCAAATTTTCCATTTTTATAAACATGCCATATTGGCTGGTTTAGAACCTTAATAATTTTGGTTGTTGCATCCTGGTAAAGTGGTGTATTTATATTGGCAAATTGTGTTATAGGTTTACGTTTTTTTGTTTTTTGGTTCTGACTAATATGTAAGCGGTTTGACTTAGCCATATTATATTTTAGTAGTAACTTAGAAATTATTTACGCTTCTTTGTTTTCGAATTGGTAATCCGCTTTTTCAACTTCTTTGTTTTCGAATCGGTAATCCGCTTTTTCAACTTCTTTGTTTTCGAATCGGTAAGCCGCTTTTTCAACTTCTTTGTTTTCGAATCGGTAACCCGCTTCTTTAGCTTATGTGTAATTTGTTTGTCCATGGCTAAACGCTTCTTGGTTTTAGACAAATGAGTATTGCGCTTAGTTTTAGCATCAGCGTTTTTATAAATAGCATCACAAACCTTTTGACTTTCTATCGCATATTCAACACCATTACGGGTATATATATGATTAAACGGTGATTGCCGTGCGTAATTTGGCATTTTAACCTTTGCAAAGGATTTACGATGTTTATGTTTGTCAAGCCATTTGGCTAATTTGGTTAATGTATCGTCACAAGTAAAATTAAAACCCCATTCACTCACCCAAATGGTATTATGACTATCATTTACGAGGATATTTGCCGGCAAATCATCAATCAATATCGTCCGACGCGGATGTAATATGTCCCGGTATGCTGGCATATCACATAGCACGGCGACATCTTTGACAATATTACCGTGTAAGTGTCCAGGAAAGTTAATTTGTTTGTTAGCCAAAATATCATAAAATACACGGTTGAAATATGTATCGCCATGCTGTTCGCCATAATTATCCGCTGCATCACGTGCCTTTATATATCCATTTACTGGAAACTCTTTATCTTCCCGTCCAATCATAACTGCGACCTGTTTATTTCTTACTAATTCCGGAAATAATTCATCAACAACAGCTTTAACACGGCCATGTGCACCTGTTGACCAAAAACCAATGTTAAAGTGGCTAAGATTTGCCAATAAAAACTGCTTGAACTTTAGAAATCCCGGGCGAACAGCAATTATTTCCGTATAATCATTTGTGTTTTTCCTAAATTTCATTTTATAGCTAATAGTAATAAGTTTATGCGGACCGGTAGTCATATGTGTTGATGACCATAAATCATTTTCAATACTCGTTACAAATGTTTCATCCAAATCGAATAGCAAGGTTATTTTATCCAGTGATGGTTTTTCACTATCGTCTATTTCGCTTGTATAATCACTGCTAATATTGAATTCTGCTTGTTGCATGTATATATATATATATGTGTGTGTGTATATATGTGTCAATACGTGTTAATTATTAATTTGATGATATAAAAAAAAAATAAAAAGGAAAATAGGAAAGCAACTATTAGTCTTACGCCAATTGCCGTTTAGTGTAAAAGTGTGCACCAATAACGAGTAAAAGTGCTACAACGGCATAAAATAAATAGTAATGGGTGGGCCCTTCCGCTGATTGGATAGCTTTGTTTATGTAGTATTTGAATGCTTCATTTGACGCCAATGCGGCGAGAACTACAAAACCGAGATTCATAAACATCATGCTTCCCGGAATGCCGAGCTCGAGTTGTTGGCCTTGAAACCCTTCCGTAGACACTGGGACAACTTGACCACCCACCGCTTTGGCAACCATATTTGACATGGCTTGCTTAACATTATTTGCTGCAGGTTGAGCATTGTTTCCACCAACCGTGGCGACATTTGGAACAGCAGGGCGGTTATTTGCGGCAACTTGGGAAGCTACAGGTTGTTGAACATAGACAACTTGGGGTGCGGCTTGTTGTGCAGGTTGACCCATCATTCCGACAGTATTGGCGTGTTGGTTCATGACGCCGTTTTGTGTGGCTTGTTGGAGCATTTGGTTTATGTTAGACGTGCTTGTCATAGCACCCATTGATGGCCCATATGCTTCATCCAATGATGAGCATGAATCACAACCGTTTGATGTTGAACTAAAAGCAGAATACATTATTTATAGTTTAATGATAGTTTATTTTTGTTTATTATTTATAGTTTGTGGTTAATTTATTTATTGTTTATATTATTTGTTTAGGGATAATTGGTTTACTTTTTAAGAATTAAAAAATATAAAAATATTAATTAGCTATTATCATATGTTGTTAAGCGAACAGTATCACCGTTTTCATCATCATAAATTATAAATTTGCTGTTAGACTTTTTGTTTCCAATCCGGCGTTGTTTTCGGTCACGTAATACTTCAATACATTTGTAATATCCGACAAATACAGATGCGGCTACCGTAACGGTATTATTTATAAGCATGAGTAAATTTGAAATATATATCGCATATACAACCCAGATTATGTTTCCAATAACACGCAATGATAAGAACCAACCACTAAAATCCCGGGTTGATTTTGTTCGGTATGTCTGAACCATTTGCGGAATATTATATATGAGATTAATTACATTAGCAATAATGAGCATAATATTCATTTCAAGCGGAACATTTGGGTCCATTATCTCAAATTTCATGGTTCGGTTAGTCTGAATATTAACCTGATATGTATTTTAGTACCGTGTAATCCTAGATTATCGGTGCGATGTGGAGTGTACCGTCTAATCCCTATTTTAATTAGATGATTAACGGTGTGATGTGGAGTGTAATTAAAATTACGACTCCACGGTAATTAAAATTACGACTCCACGGTATAAAATGTTTGCAATACTAACACAATTGAAAACAATTTTCTAAATTTGCTACACCATGGTACCGTCTAATCCCTATTTTAATTACACCCTCCTTTTTGTTCTCTTTTTGCTGGCGCAGCCAGAGAAAAAGAGAGGTGTAAAAATAGAGGATTAACGGTGTAATGTGGAGTGTAATTAAAATTACGACTCCACGGTAAACTAAAATTGATTTAATTAACTTTACTATATAACTATACATAGATACTAATTAAAGCTTATATTATCCAATAAACGCGAACACATATATACTATGAGTCAAGCGGGAAATACAGCTGCAGATGTTAGGCAAGCTGGATTAGACAAATTTTATACAAATCCAGATATTGCTGAAAAATGTATTGCTACCATTGGTAACATGTACGATTGGAATCAATGGGCTAAAGTTATCGAACCCAGTGCTGGAAATGGTAGTTTTTACACACGAATTCCGGTGCCTGATGATAAAAAGGTTGGTATTGATATCGCACCTGAACATGAAGGTATTATTTGTCAGGATTTCTTCAACATGTCCGAAGCTGTATTCGGTGGATATGGTGAACCTGTATTGGTTATTGGTAATCCACCATTTGGCCGTGTATCATCATTAGCAATTAAATTCTTTAATCATGCAGCGGAAATTTGTAGAATCCATGGAAGTGTTATCGCATTTATAATTCCGCGAACATTCCGCCGTCCCAGTGTGCAAAATAAACTGGATACCGCATACCATTTGGTATATGACGAAGATATCCCAACATCACCTTGCAGCTTTACGCCAAATATGGCGGTCAAATGTTGCTTTCAAATCTGGGAAAGGCGCGATGAACCCCGTGCATTTATCACACAGGAAACACATCATCCTGATTGGGAATTTCTTGCTATGGGACCACTTGATGAACGTAGCCAACCAACTCCACCAACTGGTGCCGATTTTGCTTTAAGGGCATATGGCGGCAAATGTGGAGACATAATCGAACAAGGTCTTGAAACTTTGAGACCAAAAAGCTGGCATTGGATTAAAGTTAACCCGGCCAAAATAACAAAAAATGAACTAATCGCACGATTTAGGCAATTGGATTATTCGGTAAGCACTAATACTGCGCGGCAGAATTCAATTGGCAGGGCTGACTTGGTCGCCCTCTACAGTGCTACATTTTAGAATGGATTCGTAATCAGTAACGCGGTATTTCTCAACAAGTTCTGTCCAACATGCATCACCGTATTTAGGGCGCAGTGCATATTCATTTTCATTTGTAGCCGGTTCAAGGCTTTCTTGGGTTATATCTCCTTTTTTTGTTGTAGTGCCATGCGCTAACCCGCCATATTTGATTATTAACGGTTTAATTTCTGGCTTGGTGAGTGTAAATACAAATAGCTCACCGTTGGTGTCGATATTTGTCGCCGATAAATAGTATGCAATAAGCAGGTAATCGCAAACATGATTCATGCGTATCTGAACAAAATTAAATTTATTATGTTCCTGGCCACCAAGAGATACCTTTACTTCATAATTTTGTTTGCTGCCAACACAAATATCTCCGATGCATGCATCTGGTTTATTTTTGCTGACGTTATATTTTTTTACAATATAGTTCTCTATTAGACCACCGTATGACTGCGGTTTAATATCACCATTTAACTTACAATATATACATGCCGCTTTTAAATCTGGTTGTGTCAGAATTTTGGCGGCATGATTAACTTTAGGCTTAATAACTAATGCGCGTAACCTGTTGGTAATGGATTCATCACCATCACCATCGATATTAAATACCATCGATGATGAGGAAGCCATTTGTGTTAAAAAGCGTCTGAATAACGTGACACGACGAGATAAATACAATGTTGGTCTGTTATACTGTTATGCTTAACTAATATTTTGAACCAAGAAAAATAAAGCCAAGTAAATAACTTTTTTAAAAACAATTTTTCAACCCATTACGTGGCAATTTCCTTCAGCTTTTGTTTACTACTGTCCGATATTTGATGTAATTTGAGTTTAGCTAAAGTATAATATTTTTTGTCAATTTCACTCGTGTTCATTGCCTTTTCTAAGTCATCAATACGTTTCTCGGCATGTTTGTTTTGTGTGCCACGGTATTCGTCGATAATTTGTAATAACACATCTTTCTTGGTATCATATATTTTTTCAATTGCATCTTTGATATAACCTATTTCAAGCTCTTTGTTTTCATTTATAAATTTGACGATACCGGCGCGTTGGTTTGCGATAAATATATTTTTATTCTGGTCATGTTTATATATTTCATTAAGCAAATTTTCGTATGCAGTGAACCCGCGTTTATAGATATTTATTTTTACTTCATCCGTTAACATACTCAAATCTTCATTCCCAAACGGGAAAACATTTATTATGTTATTCTGTATGTTTTGCGTATTTACTGTATCCGCAACGATACCACTGTTATGCGTTACTGTATTGTTATTTATTTTTCCAGCATTTGTAAGTGTCCCCAGTCCGTCACCCTGCTTGCTAAGTAATTTGATTAGCTTTTTCGCGGTCGATTCTGTTATTTTTGACTGCAGTATGTTAACAGTGTTCTTATAACATTTATCAATATGCGTTTCATAACTCTTTTTATATTTGTATACTTGGTTGCAATAGTCACACATGTATTCGTATGTCGGTTGTATTTCTAATCCAGAGCCTTTTGCCTTGTGGTTTATAGGAGTTATTGCATGATTATCAGAGTTATCTTTTGTTGAAGACTTCACGTGTTTATTGTATTCAGATTTGCTTACCTCTTTAGTAACCACATTTTCAGAATCATGTTGTTCTACTACATTATTTCGTTTAGCTTCTTCGGCTTGATATTCTAATTCTTCGCGCTGTTCAAACGCCAATGTTTCATTATATATTCTAATAGCTTCACGATGTTCCTTAGAAATAATATGTTTGTTAAACTTATCCATATTTTTGCAGTTTTGACTACAGTGTTCACAATAAAAGAATACCATTTGCTCTAAATGTGTTGGTGTTTAGATATAGTTGTAAGGTTGATTTATAGTGTTATCATATTATAATAGTTTATTTTAAACTAATATATACATTATCCCCTAACTTTAATCCGTTATCCCCAAATTCTATTACTCTACATATCTATCATGAGTAGTAAAGTTATATAATATAAGCGATAAATAACGGTATAAATGTGATAACATGTCACTCTTTAAATTTTTTCCAATTTTGGCAAATTTAAGAGCATAAAATCATGACATGAAATACATACTCGAGTGATTAAATGGTTAAAACGTATGTAACTTATTTTAAATTTCAATTATATATTCATTATCCCCAAACTTTCATTCGTTATCCCCAAAACACATACATTGTCATATTTTATTTTTGTATTCATTATGGACAAATATCAATCCATTATCCCCAAATTCCATGACAAAAGTAAAATTTCTAAATTTTTTTACGGTCATTATGGACAACTTTTCGCCGGATATCCCCTAAATTGCCAAATTTTTTAGAAAAGAGCGCGCACACACACTTTTTTCGGAGGTAGGCCGGCCCAAAAAGTTAGTCATCTTAAAAAATTTGTCGCTATTTTTCCGAAAAAGTGTCAAAAAGTACTTTTCATGTCAAAACATAAAATCGATTTGTTAAACCATGGTTTGAGTAATAAATAATTTAATTTAGGCGTCAATTCATACATATAATACATACAAATAATACAACTACAATATTTGTATATTAATAGAAATGCCACCAAAAAAAGGTGATAAACTTACTCAACTCATTTCAACCCTTCCTGTAAATGGCGACACACCTGCACCAACAAGTAATAATGGCAAAGACCAAAAGGTAGTTGAATTCTACATGGAAATGCTGGAAAAACATAAGCGTGAACTGGGAAAAGAAAAGCTCACTGTTTGGATGCAAGTTGGTTCCTTCTTTGAAGTATATGGGCTCGTCCATAATCCCGATGGAACGACAACAGGAAATGTATGGGATGTTGCCGCCGATTTAGATATTAAGGTGGCCAAGAAAGGGCAAAGCGTATATGATAACCCAAATATAGAAGTCTATATGGCAGGTGTAAAAGAAGAATATGCCGAACCCTATTTGGAAAGGCTCGTTGACCGTAATGGTTGGACTGTTGCCGTATATACACAAGAAAAAATAAGCAGCTCTAACAAATTTGAAAGGGTTCTGCGGCAAATTATCAGTCCAGGGCTCAATTTTGAATCAGATACGATTAGCAATAATTTTATGTATATCTATTTTAAGGCAGCCGATAAACCTAACCGCATTAGTCTTGGCAAATGTATACCGCTTAATATCGGGATATATTTTGTCGACTGTATTAGTGGCAATAACGGCGTCATGGAGTTATATACTAAGGATATCAATGAATATGGTGTTGTGTTCAGTGAACTGGTAAAACTTATTACAATTAAGAATCCGGCAGAACTCGTGATTCATTTGGATATCACCAATTTGGAATCATACCGCCAATTTACTGAACAAGAATTATTCTGTAACTTAACCCTATTTGATAAGAGTGTCCGGTATAATAAGGCTGGTGCACCAAACCATTTTTCGGACCGGGCACGTCAACAACTTATTTTAGAAAAGGCATATCAAGCATATAAAGGGCGTATGGATATATTTCAACAGCTCGGCATTGATAGTCAGTTCGACTATGGCAGGTTAACCATGTGCCTTGCCCTCGATTATATATTTCAACATGACGCAAATATCATCCAATTGCTCGATAAGCCGGAAATCCTGGCGTCAAGTAGCTCATATATGATGCTTGCTAATAATTGTTTGCAACAGTTAGATATCATTGACCCAATTGCGAAACAAAGGATTAGCCAATTAAGCCGTGACAGTGAACTCAATACAAAAAATAAACTCGGTGCTGACATGTTCAACAAACGACTCACTTTACTCGATATTTTGGACAAAACTAAAACGGTTATTGGGAAACGGTTATTCCGGCAACGGCTTAGTATTCCGATTACGGATCCGGTTGAATTACAAAAACGATACGATACAATCAGTTACTGGCAAAATATACAGAGAACATATTTAGCAACTCCTGGCGCAGATTCAGCATTATCGCCCATTAAAAAAATCAGAGCATGTTTAGCAAATATTCATGATATTCCTAAATTTATGCGTAAACTGGCAACGGGCAAATTCTTGCCAACAAATATGTGGCACTTTAAACAATCGTTACAGGGTTCAATAGATTTAATTACCCTGTTAAATCAATATTCGACAACGACAGTGAACGACATTCTGCTAACACCTGAACAAACGAATTCCCTAATTGATATTGTCGCTGCACTCACTGCTACATTTAATATGGACATGATGAATGAGCATTGGTCACAAGTAGAACAAAATTTTTATAATCCCGGAATATGCTCTGACGCCGATAAATTGGCAGCCGAAATAAAAACCGGGGTCGAGTTTATCGATTTACTTAAAATAGAACTCACCAAACTAATGAATCCTAACATAATATCATTGCCATCTGGTCAAATACCTAAACAAGATTTGCTGGTTGGTGAAGATACAAATACCAAGCTTGGTAGATATATTTGGGTCAATGATAAAAACAAGACCCTTCTCGACCAATTAATTAATAAGCAACCCACGCATGGCATCCGGATTGGTCAATATTATGTAACATTGAATAGTATTACATTAACAAATCTTAAAAAAGGGCGATGGCATGTGGCGACACCGTATTTGGATATGGCAAGTAATGGCCTAACTGTCAGCATTGATAAGTTGCGAAAGTTACTAAAGTTCGAATTTGCCAAATGGCAAACACAGTTTTACAGCGAACATAATCATATGCTGCATACAGTTACAGAATTTATTGCAAATATGGATATTACACAATGTAATGTGTTTATTGCCGACGCATATGGCTATCACAGACCACAAATTGAGCGCGACCCGATAAATACCACAGGAATCGAGCATTCGTATTTACAAGCCCAGGAATTACGTCATCCAATTGTGGAACGAATTCGACAGGACGTTAAATTTGTAACAAACGATTTGGATTTTGGTCTTCCTGAACAAACTGGTATGTTGCTCTTTGGCCTTAATAGTAGTGGAAAGAGTACGACTATGAAAGCCGTTGGCTGTGCACTAATTATGGCTCAGGCCGGTATGTTCGTTCCGGCAAAAGTATTTCGGTTTTGGCCATATAGGTATCTATTTACACGTATCAGAAACAATGACGATATTTATGCCGGTCTTAGTAGTTTCGAAGTCGAAATGAAAGAATTCAAGGTCATTCTCAAATATGCGGATGACCATGGCATGATTCTTGGTGATGAACTTTGTAGCGGAACCGAAACACTTGATGCAACGGCACTTGTCGCCAGTGGTCTGCAACAACTTTGCAAGCGGAATGCAAGTTTCTTATTTGCAACTCACTTACATTTCTTAAGCGAGATAGACTGTGTAACCAGTATTCAGAATCTCCGCTTTTATCACTTAGCAGTGCGCCAAGACCCAAATCCAATGAATCCTGATAAACTTATTTATGACCGGAAACTTAAACCCGGAAATGGACCCCAAAGTTACGGTATTCTTGTCTGTAAATCAATGGCATTAGACCCTGATTTTATTCGTGAAGCCGAACGTATTCGCGTTGGCATAGAAGCCGGTGAAATTCTTTCCGGATTTTCTAACCGATTACAGGGTGCCAATGAATTGGCCCGGGCACCAACGAGCCATTTTAACAAGGAAAAGATATTCCAGGTATGTGAAGTTTGTTGTGATGAACGGGGTGAAGATATTCATCACATCGGCCATCAGGCAGATTGTGATAGTCGGGGTATTTTAGCTGATGGTTCGGCACATAAGAACAGTAAATGGAATTTAGTATGTCTTTGCAAGGAATGTCATACTGCCGTTCATTCGAATCAAATATCAATTACTGGATATGTACAAACAAGTCAAGGGATTGAATTAGAATGGTTTGCACAAGCAAATAATATTGATTCACACACATACGATAACAACCTAATTACCGTTTGCACTGACATCGAGACATCAGCCCCTAAAGTGAATTCAACCGATACAGGCGTAACACCTCCGACAGAACAAATATCCAACTCACCTCAACAATTAACAACTGCAAATATTACAGAACTTATAATTACACTTAAATCAAATGGTAAAACAATTCGAGCAATACAACACGCTCTTAATAAACAAGGTATTAAAATGAAATTGATAGATATTGAAAAATATTAATGAAATGCCGTTTTGTTAAGAGCGAACTTGCTTCGCTCGTTCTTTTCTCAAATTATTTTACACCTCTCTTTTTCTCTTTTTCCCTTTTTCTCTTTTGGGCTTCAGCCCAAAAGTAAAAAGAGAACAAAAAGGAGGGTGTGAAAAATTGACAAAATGGGTTACTGGAGCGTGTAAAAGTATTTTAGACTCGACTGTGCAAAAAAGAAAAAAGAAAAAAAGCAAAAACAACCTAAAATTGTTTATTATGCATATTATTATTAATTTTATTTTATTCACATCTCACTGCGCAAAGTGATTTTCTGCCAACATGTCTGTTTCACGCCAAAAGCAACCCATCAGCACATTCAAGACATTGCCAAAGCAATGCAACACCTGTCTATCTCATTACCGTGATTGTGATTGTCCAAAGAGCTGGTATGAGGAGAATGTTGTACCGCGTGAACAGCGTTTGCATATCAGGTTCCCTGAAAACGCAACCACAGGAACGTGTTTTGACGCATGCCATCTGCCAATTGAAGCAATCCTTCTACTTGCGCAGTTCATGAATCCACTCACGCTCTTGGCAATGATGCAGGCTTTCTACCCATGGATTATGCCAGCAACATTTATGTCACATCTGCGTCACAACGCAACGCATACTTATCGTATGATGCATGACTTTCTCATTTGTTTGGAAACCGGCTTTATATCTTATGACAGAATTGTAACACGTAGTTATGGCCCATTGCCGAAGTGTTTTGAATTTACTTGTAGTCCTAAACATGTTGTAGGAAATATTCTGGAGCATACATGTAATTGTGGCTTTACGTATGACTTGAATACAGTTAGGTTCTCTATGGTGTGTGCAGGCATTACCATGATTGATTTTAAATACATGCAAAATGCGAGTGAGCTATATCTTTATGAGTTTACAGGCACTTTTGACTTTTGGACAGGACCTCGTATGGGACCTTATGCACACAAGTATGATGATGACAAATACGAATATGACGCCGAACTTGAAGCAAATACAGACATCACATGCATTACCAAGGCACGTGTTAAGGCTGACAATAAGTCTCGCGATCGTGAAAAGAAGATCGTTTGCGCACATAAGAATGCGCGTAACTCGCGTGATAAGCGATACTGTGTAAAGGGTAGAAATACCCCCAAAAATCAGCGTGACCTGTCACTTGTTTAAAGTTGCAGTTTGCTCATGACTTTATTTTTTATCTTTTGCACTTCTATTTAAAATTTTGTTTTATGTTATTATACAACATAAAGATAATTTCATTTATAATACTTAAACCTAAAAAATGCCTATTTTATCTCCAGCAAATTACAAAGATATCCTTACCGCATCATTTGCAAACCCTACAAAATTAGTTGTTATTGATTGTAAAGCTGTATGGTGTGGGCCATGCAAAGCAATTCACCCATTTATTAAAAATCTGTCTAATACAATGACAAATACCATTTTTATGGAAGTTGACGTTGAAGATGAAGAACATGTTGATACTGTTACTCAATTTGCTGTATCTGCAATGCCAACATTTATCTATATGAAGAATGGGAAAATTCTTGAAAAAACAATGGGTGCTGACCAAAAGAAAATATATGACACAATTCTAAAATATTGTTAAGTTTTATTATTAACTATTTTGGATTTATTATAGTCATTGTTTTCCTTTTTCTTTTTGTTTTTATTAATTTATATTAATTTATAATTTATAATTCAATTATAAAAGCTATGGTAACAAAGAAGAGTATAACCCGGTTGCAATTGCAAAATAAGACAAAAAAAAGCAAAACACCAAATGCCAATGTTCCCCTTTGCAAAAAACAAAAGGGGATTTGTGAGCAATACAATTATTTTAGTGAAACAGAATTCTATCCCGATAACTATATTGCGTCTCTTTTTGCTGCTCGTGGTAACTGGAATAGGATTACAAAAGCAGAGTTAAAAACTACTACAAAACCAATTCACTTTATGTATATAAATGGTAAGTATTACTTAGAAAAGTATCATTATGGAGTTCATGTAGAATTAAAAGGTGTTATATCCGATTCACGTAATATCGTTGCAGATAAAAGTAGTTTAATTCGCGAGTTATCAAAATCGCCAATTGGTCGTAAATATATTTTAGAAACACATGATATCAATGCTCACTATGTTATGAAAAATCCAGGAATACTATCCAAATATAAACGGTTATTTTTCGCGGGTGATAAAGGAAAAACATACATTCTTAAACCGGTATCTGGTTATGCTGGAGCCAATATAGATATTATTACAACATATCAAGAATTTGTTACAAAGATGCACATGCATATTAAAAAATGGGGAAAAGGGTGGCGTTCGGGGTCTAAATACTATAAAGAATGGGTATTGCAAGAATATTTGTCCGAACCGTTATTATTTCGCGGGTCAAATAATTCTGCTGAACAATACAAATTTCATTTGCGGCATTATTTCATATTTAGACCAGGTGCTAAACAATCCTTTTTTCTTAAAAAGGGATTAATGGCAACGGGTCTAAAACCATATGTTAAAGGGTATTGGTTAAATAAAGATATACATGATACACATTTTCATGGTCGTGAAGGAGAAAAGTTTCCGGCCGCCCTGAACTTATACCCTAAAATCAAACAATATATATATACGCAGCTATATGAATTATATAGTGTTATAAACAAAATATTAAAGAAACATGCCAGCTGTTATGCAGAATCGCGTAATTGTTTTGAAGTTTTTGGTGCAGATTTAATGTTCACTGAAGATTACAAATTGAAAATACTCGAATTTAATTCCAGTCCGGGTTTAGGGTATGAAGACCAAGAATATATACCAGACGAGAAAAAATCAGTTATCGAAAATATTATGTCCATTATCATTGATGATTATTTTCCGCCGGCAACCAAACCACATAATTCATTTGCGGACGAAGTTGTGTTTGTAAAATAATGTTAATCCCATTTTGTTTGGTTATTTTTTTGTCATTTTTGCGTTTTTGTGTTTGTTTTTAAAATAAAGTTAAAAATCTAACCGGCTAATAAAAGATATGACAAAAAAAGATATTACTAAGAACGAGTGTAATATATTTTTTAAGGCAAAATATATACCAGAACAAATACAAAACGATATATTTGCAAATAGGCTTAATTGGAATAAAATACCAGATAGTAAAATAAATAAGTCAACTATTAATTTTGTTTATTTAGATGATTTATATTATACAAATCCGTCATATTATTCTATCAAATGTACTGCAAAAAATATTGTTAATGATGAAAAACGTGCCGTATCCTTAAAAAATAATTTTGTAACGACTATGATGAATGATCCTATTGGCCAGAAATATATATTACCACATCACGTTATTGATTTATACGAACATGAACTAACAAAACAATCGTTGGTATCGTATTTAAATTTAAAAAAAATTAGTGAATTATTTACAAAAAATGCAATATATATATTTAAGCCAGTAACTGGTATGTCAGGTAAGGGAATAAAAATCATAGATACCTATGAAAAATTAATAAACTATATTCAATATATTAAACAAAAAAATATTAAGCAATGGCAAAGATATAAAGACCCAAACAAAGCACCCATGCGAGTTTGGGTTTTACAAGAATATTTAACTAATCCATTAACTGTAAAAAAACGCGACGGCAAATCATACAAATTTCATATACGGCATTATTATCTTTATCAACCAAAGGCAATAGGCAAATCTTACTATTATGATATGGGAGAAATTGCAACGGCACGTGCACCATATGTTAAAGGACATTGGGATAACAAATTAATTCATGATACACATTTTTATGAAGATGATGATGAGTTGTATCCCGATTTCTTAAAGTTGAGTCCTTTACACAAACAAAGTATTGATACACAAATATCTGAAGTGTATAGTATAATTAATAAGTATAACAATGCACAATGTTATAATGATTCTAAATATTGTTTTGAAATATTTGGTTTGGATATTATGCTTACCGATGATTATCAATTAAAGGTTATAGAAGTTAATGCAAATCCCGGCAACCCATTTGGTAATTATATGGATTTAAAGTATAACTTCTTTAATGATGCATTTAAATTAACGGTTGATAACTGGTTAAACACAGAATATGTGCATGTGACAGAATCAAAATATTTGCAAAAAGGGAAATTTATAGAAATTATGCCATCATCTGACGATAAATTAGTAATGCTGTCCACAAAAGGTCATGATACCGTATGCACTGGGTTACAAGCCCAGTGCAACGCTACTGCCTCTACACCTAATTCTCGCCCTTTTTGTTCTCTTTTTACTCGGGGCTTAAGCCCCGAGAGAAAAAGGGAGGTGGGCTTAGAATTCAGTGTAGGTAGTACCAAACATAATAAATATACATATTATGTTAAATCGGATTATTACACTGAAAAATACATAGATTCTGTATTTGATTCATCATTGTGGACAAAAGTATCGGATTCTGAACGAGCGTCATATATTGCAAATAAAACGCCTATTGACTATATTTATTTGGATGGTAAACATTATTATAATCCGGCGAATTTTAAACTAATTGGTAATGTAAAAAATTTGGTTGATGATAGCAAGCGCGATATTACTGCCAAAAATAATTTAATGACCAATTTGGCAAAAATACCTAATGCACGCAAATATTTAATGCCACAATATGAACTTGACTTATACATGCTACATACAAATACAGAAGTCCGAACCAAGACATTAGCACGGTTAAGCCCGTTATTTAATAATAAAAAAATATTTATATTCAAACCAGTTACAGGATTTGCCGGTCAGGGAATCAAAATGATGACTTCTATGAATGAATTAGAGTCGTATATAAACCTTATTATTAAGGAAAATAATAAAAAATGGAAAGGTGTAGATGGTAAATCACCAGCAGATAAATTACGTATATGGGTGTTGCAGGAATATTTAACCGACCCGTTACTTATTAAACAACCCGCACACCATGGGTATAAAGCAGGTGACTATAAATTTCATATAAGGCATTACTTATTTTACATGCCAGGTAAAACAAGTTATTACGTATATGAAGGTGAAATTGCTCCGGCACGGGCTCCATATATTAAAGGAAATTGGCATAATAAACTTATTCATGACACACATTTTTATGGTCGTGATGGGGAATTATTTCCGGCGGCACTTAAATTATCACATGCACTGACAAATAATATATATGCGCAAATTAGCGAGTTATATACACATATTCTGTCGTGTATCAATGCGAAATGTTATGCAGAATCCCGTGCATGTTATGAATTATTTGGGGTTGACTTAATGATTACCCATGATTATAATGTCAAAGTTATCGAAGTAAATGAAAAACTCGGTATGCCGTCATCATTAACACCAATGAGCCGAATATTATTTGAAGGGTGTTTACATAAGATAGTTATGCCGCTGCTTGGCTTAACTGTGAGCAGTAATGATATTAGCTTGCCGGCGACAGTTGAAAAAAAATACGATAAGCATTTTATTGAAATAAAAAAGCGCGAATCGCAGACAAAGAAAGCTACAATAAGTAAAAGACTCACACATGCTACAAAAACACGAAAGATGAAGCCTGCTAATAAGTTATAAAAAATTGTTTTATTGTATTACATACACAACACATACACAACTGTTTACACTGATTTACAAACTCAGTGTAACCCTTCTGACATGAGCGGTATTAATAATTCGCAAACCGAAATGCATTCTCTGCCACACCAACTACATTCTGAAAAATTATACATTTTGTATGGGTATAATACATATAATTCATTATATCCTACTAAATATATATATGGGACATACTATAATATTACAGATGCTGAAAATAGAATTAATAAACTATGTGCAAAATCAGGATTTAAAAGGGAATTTAATAAGTATTATTCAAATGACGGGCGCATGACATATTTTATTAACATGATTCCCATTGGCGATCAATGCACTGAATTATTCACAACATAGGAACCGCCGAGCCGTACCGTCGAGTCTAAAATTCTTTTACACTCTCCAGTAACCCGTTTGTCTAATATTTTACACCCCCCTCCTTTTTGTTCTCTTTTTGCTGGCGCAGCCAGAGAAAAAGAGAGGTGTAATAATAATTAAGACAAGACGGTAATTTTAATTACACTCCATATCACATCACACCACATTACACAGTTAATTCATTATTTTTATTACAAATTACGTTTTATGTAAAACTGGTATTTTAACTAAGTTAAGCAAAAAACATTACATAATGAATATATTCGAAAACAAAAACTTATAAATTATATATCCAATTATTTATGAACACGCAAGAAATTCGTATTGGTGTAATTGGAAGCGTTGATAGCGGTAAAAGCACAATAACCGGTGTGTTAACAAAAAATATTCTCGACGATGGACGTGGTAGTGCCAGGTCACATGTAATGCGTCATCCACATGAGTTAAAAACGGGTCGCACGAGTAGTATTATATCACATTATACAAAGTATATACATCCCGATACGGGTGTAGAAAAGGATATAACATTTGTTGATTTAGCAGGACATGAAAAATATTTGAAGACAACTATTAACGGAATTCACAGGTGCCAAATTGACTATGCACAGGTTATTGTAGGTGCAAATATGGGTATTTTGCGAATGACAGAGGAACACTTAACACTTTCACTCAGTTTGGCAATTCCTACCTTTGTAACGGTAACTAAAATAGATATTGCGCCGGAAAATATCCTCGAAAGGACGCTTAACACATTACAGATTTTTTTGGCAAAGAAAACCGGCGGCAAACGTCAAGCTATATTAATAAAATCTATAGCTGATATACATGCGTTATTTGATAACTATTATTCAAAGGGTGATATTATTACACCGGTTCCAATATTTCAAGTTTCCAGTGTATCTGGTAATGGATTAGATATGTTAAGGGATTATATTTCCAAATTGCCAGTATATAAAGATTGGGCAACACGACAACTATCACAGAACCCGAATTATATTATCGATTCTAATTATTTTGTAAAGGGTATAGGTATTGTATTAAGCGGTGTTACAGTTGATGGTTGTATCCGGATTGGTGATATTTTACAATTGGGACCCATAAACCGTAAGTTTCATTTTGTGCAAGTAAAAAGCATCCATAATAATTATCGTGAGTCAGTAGATATGCTTGTCGCCGGGCAATCTGGTTGTTTAAATATTAAGTGTATGAGTAAAGATCTTGTGCTTCATCGTAGACATATTCGTCATGGTTGTCGGGTTATGCGCGATCCGAGTGTATTTAATGAATTTGAGGCAATTGTTAGAATTTTGCATCATCCGACGACAATAAAGACTAACTATGAACCGACGATTCACTGTGGACCGGTGTGCCAAACTGCAAAGATTATCGGGATGGATAAAGATTGTATTCGATTGGGTGACACCGCAACAGTTAAGTTTCAATTCAAATATCGACCCGAATATATTGAACCGGCTATGAAGTTTGTTTTCCGGGAAGGACAGACAAAGGGGGTAGGTAAGATAGTCAGTGTTTGTAAATAAATATACCGTGGAGTCTAAAATTCTTTTACTCCCTCCAGTAACCCGTTTGTCTAATATTTTACACCCCCTCCTTTTTGTTCTCTTTTTGCTGGCGCAGCCAGAGAAAAAGAGAGGTGTAATAATAATTAAGACAAGACGGTAATTTAAAACACAAAAAATTTAAAACCTTAAAGCAATTAAAGCAAAATACGCTTATTATAAATAACGTCACCGATATCTGATGTGTAGCAAATATTTACTTCATGGCTATAACAACCATTGTGTGTACTACGAAATCCGAAATATGGAATGTCAGTGCTATCAGTGTTGATGTAAAGTGTTGTATCACATAAATCATGATTGCCAGTTGTAGTATCATGACAAATCGAAAATGTGAATAGTGCTATTCGAATTCGGTCTTAATTATTTTTTTTGATTATTAGTTTTATATGATATTTATACTTATTTTAAGTAATATTTAAAAAATATTAAAATTAAAGTTAAGACTGGATTCGAATAACCCCTTACACAAATGATGAGCATTGTGCGTGTTCGGTCGCAACATCATCTATGCGCTCACTTGCTGAATCATGTGCAGTCTGTGTATAAGATGGAAATAGTTCATTCCACTTGAAGAATACAACAGGGTCACATCTATCAACACCGCCATGACCTCCCAGTTCTCCGGAAACCTTCAACTTACTTCCATCGCTGAAAGTCATTGTGTATGTTCCAAACAGACCAGAACCATCATATTCCAATGATACTACCGTTATAGGACGGTCATTCCATTGGCATGTGTAATAAATGGTGTCAGCTGGTGCGGAATCCATTTGATTATAATACAATTAATTTGTAGCTTTGTTGTTAGTTTAATTACTAATAGTGTCAATGTAATACAATTTTAGTTATTTTTTATAAATTTTTTAGTGCTTCCTTTTTCTTTTGTCAAATTTTTAGTCATTTGAATTTATAAGTTAATAAAAATTGTTATTTATTTTGAATACTATACTGTAATAATTAATACATTATCGCAAACTCATTACTATAAAATGCCGACACCTATTAAATTTGTCATTGACAAAACAAATCTGACAGCATTTAATAAGTTTGACTTTTACTTTGCACACAATATTTACAATTGTACCGTATTTGAACGGAATCAAAAAGACCCTGACTTTGAATTTGTGGAATTTGTAGATGATACATATCCAATTCAACGCATTGGCCTTAAAACAATGGCGATTACTGGACGCAAGGGAATAAATTACTGTATGACACTTGATACCTGCGAATTTAAATTTAAGTTCAAGGGATGTGCAGCACAATGCATTGTTGAAAAAGATAAAGAGACGCCAATTACCATTGCAATGGATGACAAAATTTATTACAAAATCACGGTTTGGTTTGACAACTCATCTACTTCAAACACCATGTCAAATGGAGAACTATTTGACGGGCTAATTAAAAATACAATTAGTTATGCCGAAAAATATATGAATGACTGCGATTCTGATTCGAATAAACTCAATATCTACATGAATGATGACGGATATTGGGAACGAGTAATCACACGTAAAAAGCGCGATATGGACACGATTTACCTGCCCAAAAAAGATAAGGATATGCTTATTAATGATATTAATAAGTTTCTTGAACCAGAAACGAAAATACGCTATGATAGTCTTGGACGAACACACAAACGCGTTTATCTGTTTGAAGGTCTTCCAGGTGCTGGTAAAACAAGCTTTATTGCCGCATTGGCAAGTATGATTGACTATGATATCGCAACCATTACATTTACTGATAAGGTTACGGATGGTACTCTTATGCGGCTTATCAAAAATATTCCGGAAAAGACATTCCTTGTGCTTGAAGATATTGATGTATTGTTTACAGAACGGAAAAAGAATGACAATCATAAGAATCAAGTTACATTTAGCGGTGTATTAAACAGTCTTGACGGTATTACAACCAAAGACGGGTTTATCTGCTTTATGACAACTAATTATAAAAATATGCTCGATTCGGCACTATTAAGACCCGGACGCATTGACAAACAATTCGAATTCAAACATGCCAATAAAGAACAAATTCATACAATGTTTACAAAATTTATGGCAGATGGTTATACACCGGAAAAGTTTACTGAATTTTATAGTAAGTTCAAGGAGCTCAAGGTTGAAGTAACTATGTCACTTATTCAAGAATACATGTTCAAGTATCTGGATGACCCTGATAATGCTATCACCAATATTGACGAAATTAAAACGCTTTATACATCATGTGTTACCGATAAAAAGGGTGAGTTATACACGTAATAACTTGTAAAAGGTAAAATTTATGAATTAAAAGAAAAGTTTGCCTAACTTATTCATCCGTTTTGTTTGTTTTATTATAATCCATTTACTTTTTAATACAGTATACTATATTTTACATAAAAATTATTAAAAACTATCCATAATGTTTTATTTTGTTATATTTCATAGCAGTGTAAGCGCTGGCAAAGACTTAGATAAGAAAACACTAACAACATTTTTATATGGTTGTGTATTATATATTATATTTCATGCTTTGTTATCCACCAGCGACCGCCCTTTTTTTAAAACTGTTCAGTCTTATTTTTGGGTAATTATGGCAATTGATATCGTATGCATGTTGTATATATATATTAAGCTAATTAAGCCGAATCCAGGAGATGGTTCATTTGTTACAGGCCTAAAAGATAAAGTTGTCGGGTTACTCGATAATTTTGTAGACATGAGCATGTATAATAATAATGATATCGTGTTATCTGAATACCCGATAAATATGCATCCGTCTCAACATGCAAACGAAGCAACATATCCGCAATATTCTCATTCAGTAAAACATGGACCCGGAATACTCAAAAAGGCTGTTTCAATTGATGAATCAATGAACGAAATACGGGAAATTGAGCCGGTAACTCAAATACCAGACCAGCAAATACAAACCTCACACCCTGAAACTGACCAAGGTGAAACCGACGAAATAAATAATCAACTGGCGCAACTAACTGACAGTATGATGCAATTTAATAGCGATAACAGGCACGCTAATAGCCATTCAACCGGCGACAGAACCCGGGATTTACTTTCTGAGCGAGCAATGTCTAATTTAATGCAACCCAAACCAAAAGAAGTACCAGCGGCATTACAAAGCACCAGTGTTGACGCCATTCGTAAACGGGCAAATTCAACGCTTGCCGCCGAAACCGTAAAAACTATGAATACAAAATCGGTATTAGAAAACCGTGCTGAACTATCAAATGACCAACTCCGGACATTGAGCCTTAATTATAATCCCGATGAATTAGTAAGTGACGTCTTAAAGCGGCCAAAATTTGAAAAAGGGGCTGAACCCAATGGCACTGCATCTTCTCGGTTAACTAAAGAAACATTGCAACCCGAATCGGCAATACCGCTCACACTGAATTCTAAGCCCAACCCTGGTGGGCGTGAATTTGGTGTTACGCCAGTAGCGTTGCAATGGGCTTGTAACCCAGTGCAAACGGTATGGAACACCAATAAAAAACAGGATGACGCTGCGAGTGTTGCAAGCAGTGATGTAGGCAGTATGCTCGACTTTGATATGTCCGAATTTGCACAGTCTATATAAGTTAATTAATGGCTCACTTTGCACTTCACGCAATATAATCACGCACTTCCAACTGTAAGCGGTTCATAGAACATAATAGTTTAGTCATGCTCGTATATTGTGTTGTTTCGCTTCCGCAATACTTTTTATAATCGCGTAGCCAATCTGTTACCGGTTTTTGTTTTGATTTATTCACAATAGTATTCTGGGCCATTACCCGTGGAATTTTTGGCTCCCATTCATCATTCTTGTCAGAATCTTTGTTTTTGTTGACATGCCCCGCTTTAAGGACTTTATTGGCACTCAATAATGAGTCATTATTAGGCGGCATGACACCAGGTAGATTCAGGAATATTTTATCTGTTGACCAAACAACTTGAAATCGGGGAAAATAATTATACCCGTTGAATAGTAGTATTAATGGTATTTCGCAATTGTCATTTAGAATTAGTTTATTGGCGTCAAACTTATAGTTTAACCCCGTGTTACTTCCGGTTTTGCTATATTTGGCAACATTAGATGTATAAAGACTCTTAAACAAATTAAATGATGTTGCATGCTTGACACCGGTGATATTCATGTGTGTTTGCAGACCATATGTAACATCAACCAAATTAAAGAATTTGGCGACATATCCATCAGCCGAACTGTAAATACTACTTAAGTATTCAGCATATGCCTTATTTATGTTTAGCAATGCTACATACATGACTCGCGCGGTTTCATACATTGGCATAATGATAAATGATTCCGGCGTCAGGCTACACATATCAAGCACCTCGCCTTCTGTTCCACAATCAGGACTATTGAATATCTGTGTAAAGGCATGGTCCCTAAAATATGACCTGATACTGTCAACATCAATTACACCGCCGTTACTTTCCTTGATATCCGCGATTGGGGTATATTCTTTAAATTCGCCGTAATACGTGAACGAATAACAAATCATTTGTTTAGAGTCTTTGAGTTCGATAACGTTATCGGTCCAATTAATTCGGTCATTAATATAATTATGCGAAATATCAAACATATGCCATGATACAGATTGGTCAGGCACTCCACTTACCGTATTTAGGTTAGGAAGGCCTTTAAGCATTTTGTCAAAGTTCCAGGTTGGTTCTGTCATAAATATTATATTTATATTTAGATTTATGGGAATTATTATATTTAGAATAGCTTTTTGGGTTGCTTTTAATTAATTATAATATATATATACACCCTTATTTTCAATTTTTTTAAATGCAAATTTTTTTAAATAGTCATTATAAATAGGAATTAACCAAAATAATAAACAAAATGTTAAGTATTAAATTAATTACATTTGCATTGATAATAACAATATCTTTGTTTAGTCTCGCATATTACATATATAAACGCATACTTGGACAACATGTCGAGGGATTTGAAGGATATGACGGGATATACGACGGTGCATTAACAGTTCAAACAATGTCTAACTCAACCAAAGACCAAATAAATAGTATTCTCGGTCAAATACTCAACCAACTGAATGAACAAACCGGGAAACGGTATTTCTTGCGTAAGATTGACCGCATGAATACCATGCCCATAAAAAAGGGTGACGTAGGTTGTGAAAAATCATTTCGCCAAACGGGTGAATTTGTGTTAGGTGCTAAATATACAGTTGATTTCTTTGCACATGAACTGATCAACCAGGAAACCCGCAGGTTCATCACCATATTTAACGTTAACTCGGATGCGACCGTTAGCGTTGAACATTTGTCATATTCCAATGCATATTTGGATGAAAACGCGGCAAATCCATCTGGTCAAACTTATAAGCCAATGTCCGGTCCCGGTTCATTGATTATCAGCGATGATAGTTTATTGGTTCCTAATAAATACCATGTTCAGGGGTTAAAGGATACTACCGGTTTAGATTCGCATCCATTTAAGGCGGAAGGTGATATTCCTGCGGGGCATGCCGGAACATGGGAAATGACACAGGTATTCTTACCCATAAGTTTTAAGATTAGTGCGGATAAATATCATGCCGATCGATTATGGCCAAATCGTCGACAAAGTAAATGGTGGGACAGCAACGGTGTATTTATTACCGAAAAAACGGATGTTGCAAAGGGACGTGTAGGTTTAGAACATGGAAATACATATGGAATCAATAACGCAATGCTTGACCCCAGTTTTGCAGGAACAAGTCAATTAAGGCCGCCAGGTGTTTATGATAATCCAACGGTAGTGAGAATGAATTCTAATGCATATGACAACCAAAATCATTGGCTGTTTGATGTCGCCCGGGGTAATTTAGCTATGGGGCAAAATATTTGATAGAATATTATGTGTGTTTTGCAGAATATTTAGATTTTGGATATGAAATATTATATATTATAATAATAGATTGTCTACTGTATATGAATATAGGAAAAAAATATAGAGAAATAATTAATAAATTATTTCCAACACTTGTAAAAAAAAAAATAAATGAATTATCTTTATTACTTTTATCTAATCACGAAAATAATTTGGATGAATATGAAAGTAATATATCTACAAAATTCATAATAGATAATATAAATGTTATAAATATTGACGACTTATTAAATTGCAATATTGATGAATTATTAAATAATAAGAATTACTATAATTTAAAAAAATGTATTTTATACTATATGATAACTGATGTTTTACAAAAGAAAATATATATTGCTTACAGTATGAATATAAATTATAGTAATCATGTGTTAGAATCATTAATAAAATTATGGCATAACTATCTAAGTAAATTAAATTGTATTAATTTCATTGATAAAGATAGGTTATATGATATTTACAAAGCAAATTACAGAGATATACTAATTAATATTATATGCAAAAAGAAAATAATATTTGTTTCTATTTAAGCTTTTTGCAAAAAAATAGCCAAAGTACCGCTTTCACTGTATTTTAAGCCCAGTGCAGACGGTACCGTCGAGTCTAAAATTCTTTTACTCCCTTTTTCTCTTTTGGGCTTCAGCCCAAAAAGCAAAAAGAGAACAAAAAGATGGCGGTAACCGCCATCAATCCACTCTCCTGTAACCCGTTTGTCCATTATTTTACACCCCAAAGGGGGTGTAATAATAATTAAGACAAGACGATATATGAATATAAAAGGAAAATATTCTTTATTATCCGGTTAAAAAAATCGCAAATGCGATTTTTCACCGGATAAAAATGAGCTCATCGTCCTGTCCAAATCGGACATTTATGACCGATAGGACAGTAGAGGATAGCGAAATAATTTATTAATTATTTCCAACGCTTGTAAAAGAAAAAATAAATGAATTACCGCCAAGTATAAATATTAAAAATAGTAATCATGTGTTAGAATCATTCTCAATTCCATTGCAAACGGTATCCATTGACAATAACTTTTTCCAATATGCATATACACTATGAATATTTTTTGCAGATAATGATGTTCCTTTAATAGATTCAGATAACTTTTCAGAATTACCAGGTTGTTGTAAAAATGCGTCAAATATATATAATGTATCAATTGTAATTGTATCAATTGCGTCATTTTGAATTACACAAACTGTCAAATGGTATTTGTTATTTATAGGTATATAAAACATACATGAATCAGATGAAAATGGGTATACTGAGCCATATAATATTGGGTTAAGTGTGCGCAATTCTTCGCAAAGTTCTTTTGTTTTTTTTACACATAAGTCATAGCCATATGTTGACATTTTGAAGTGTGAGTGGTACCGTTTATGTTCAAATTATTTTCTACCGTTTGCACTAGGCTTATAACCTTATGCAAAACAACATTGATTCAATAAAAAAGTATTTTCTGATATATATAAAACAATTTTATTGAATTTAATAGTAAACAATTAAAAAAGAACAATTAAGAAAAAACATCTAATCTCGCTCCGCGAGGAGATCCATCAATCCACTCTCCAGTAACCCGTTTTGTCTTAAATTCTTTCATACCTCTCTTTTTACTTTTGGGCTGAAGACTAAAAGAGAGGTGTAAAATAATTTGCGACAAAACGCTAACATGATAGCCTAAAATATTTTCTCAAGCTTATCGGGCGACATTGGAAATGGGGTGTTAGAATTGCGAATATCTATTTTTTTTCCATCATGATCTGTATGTAAATAACACTTTAAATTACCAGTTTGATAGTTACCTATACATAACCATCTCATTTGTTTTTGGAATGGTAGTGGGTTCTTTAATTTATATAATTGGTCAGTGTCTTTTGGTTGATATAAATTAATTTGTTCAGTATCTTTAGGAGTTAAATTTTTTTTATTTAGAACAATTTTTTTTAAACTCTTAGCAGCAGGATTAAAGTTTTCAGAACCAGAATTTTCAGAACCAGAATTTTCAGAACCAGAATTTTCAGAACCAGAATTTTCAGACCACGGTTCCTCGCAAATATCTAATGTGTCATAATTAATTTTACCTATGAATCCGGATTCTGGGATTAATGGTATTGGTATTCTGCATACAAATTCATGGTCATGAAGTTTACCTTGTAATAGCCTGCCTGTTAAATTCAAAAAAACAATTATATTTTTTTCAAATACAGGTCCATACGATTGGTATCCATATGCATTAAAATCAGCAAACCAACATAACGGTATATTTGTCTGTTTACTACTTATATAATTAAGCAATTTTTCTATATCAAATATGAAACTTCTTTTATCATTAAACTCAACATTATTTCTTGCATGTATAGGATAGCTATTATCAATTTGTGTTTTTTCAACAAATCTAAAATAAACTCCGAATTGTGATGTTCCTACTATTTTTGCATCTTTTATTTTATCACTATCGGCTTTGAAATCTTTTATTTCTTGTAATGAATTTTCATATTCTTTAGATCTATATAATTTTATTACTTCATCTAAACTTCCAAACGGCATTAGTTTATCAGTTATTGGCTTGTCATATCGTATAGATGTGCATAAATAAAAATTCTGCATTACCTCTTCAGCGGTATATCCAGAACCACCCTTTTGCTTTGGTTTGCTTTGGTTTGCTTTGGTTTGCTTTGGTTTGCTTTGGTTTGCTTTGTTTTGCTTTGTTTTGCTTTGTTTTGCTTTGGTTTGCTTTGTTTTGCTTTGTTTTGCTTTGGTTTGCTTTGTTTTGCTTTGTTTTGCTTTGTTTTGCTAATAATTTAATAAATTTACTATTTTTCATTTTAATTATTTATATATATATACAATAATTTTAATAATTTAAAAATAAGAACAATAAGAAAATTGTTTATTTAAGCGGCATTAAAATACTAATATATAACTACTAAAATACTCTACCACAAATCCTTTAACGAATAATAATATAAAATGACTTCTCAACAACACCAAACATTACATACCGACTATTCAACATTGCTCACATTGTTTTGTGAAGAATTAACAAGCGAATATACACGACTATCTACCGTTTGCACTGGGTTACAAGCCCAGTGCAACGCTACTGCCTCTACACCTAATTCTCGGTCACGCCACTCAGCGAGTGGCGCAATGGGCTTAGAATTCAGTGTAGGTGGTACCGAAACAGTATCACTTAGTCAAGATAGCGCCAAACAAGAATCGTTATTCCATATTAAAACACATGAAAATGCCGAGTATCTGGCAAAACAACCATTACATACTTTGCTCCCACCAACCTATAAATTACTCACAGACCGAACACTTGATATGCTATATGAGAGTGCATTTAACAGATTTATGGTAATTCATCCGGAACGGGCGACATATATAACCGAACAAATTCTTGCCCCAGGGTTACATAGATGGTTGAAGACAATGATATTTACAGCACCCGAAGTAGCCCAAATTCTAATGCCGATAGTTATCGACTTAATGACCCATGTTCAAAAAGAAATCGCACGGCTTGACCAAATCCCCTATGTTGAGCAAAAAACACAGGAATGGCTCCGTATTAGGGCCGATATGATAAGTGCCAGTGTTGCGGGATATTTTGATGCCGCCGAATCCGGATGTGGAATGTCAAAGGAATATGGCAGTATTCGCGAGAAAAGCGGCCTACAACCCAGTAAAAGCATCGGATGGGGTTCAGCGTCGATAAGACATGGTATGACATTTGAAGACTTAAGTGGTGCCCTATATAACACATTTAATGGCCTAACGAGCAAGGAATATGGTATTCTGCCAGATGTTCAGCATCCATGTATTGGTGCCAGTCCGGACGGAATCATAATCGATGTGGCTGACAGAGAAAATTGGCAGTCACTTCGCAAATTGGGCCGGATGCGGGAAATTAAAAACCCCACATCGCGGCTTATAAATAATCGGGTTCCGGAAACATATTATTGGCAAATGACACAGCAAATGTATGTTTGTCGCTTGCCATTGTGCGATTTTATTCAGACATCGTTTGCATATCCAAATAGCTCAACCCCAAGTGCTTTTATAAGCGATACACTTGATACTAAACCTGTATTTGATGCACAAACATGGCAAGATTTGATACGAGCCATGAAACCTATTGAATATGCCGAAGATGAATATATTTCATCGTCCAATACCATGCCAGAATCCCTTGCGTTGGATAAATTGGATTGGAATGCAGTGATTAAACACATTGGGCGTGACACATTACTTACACAAACCCCAATTCACAAGTTAAACCATGTATTAACGCGCTGTGTCATTGAAAATTGGGATAAAGACCCGACACATCCAGTATCTAAAATTCCCATGGCAAACATAAATCGGGCCGGAAACATCAAAGGTATTCTTTGGTGCTTTACTAAGCCGGATACACTTGGGGGCACGGATTTTGAAGTGCTTTTTATGGACCCGGCGACACCGATTACATCAACTGAACAAATTGCAAAATTTTATCAGGCACATAGTTCGCCGATAACACAACGCGGGTTTAAACTGGAAGCAACACATTATTGGGATTGTAAGAAATATTTAGAGTTCGAAGTTGAATATAATCAGGGTCTATATGATAATGTAGGAGATTGTGTTCTTAACAGGCTCCTTAAAAAATGGGATTTAGTTGCCGCAATACGTGCGGCACCAAATCAATCTGCTAAAGAAGAACTCTATAATACATTTTATCCGGATGCGGCAAATAAAGAAAAACGGGCAACTAATCCATCATCAATTGGCGACAAGAAAACATGGGGTTATACAAAAAGAATAAAAAAGGCGAACTCTGACTCGAGTATGCTTAGCGGTATTCCGGAATTAGATTTGAGTTAAGTTGATTTGGTGGTGTTATTTAATATTTTTTACTATCCAGAATAGGCTAATAAAAAATAAAATTGATAGAATTTGTGTTATTTCTGTTTAGAGATTGTATACTCACACGTTGACGTTTATTATATACGTTACGGTTACTTGTTCTTTTATATTTGTTACTTATGCTTTTATATTTGGTAATTAAGCTTTGATACATTACCGTATCAATTTGTTTATAATATTTAAGTTCGTAATACCTTATAAATATATCATCATTGTTGGAATAAACTTTACAAACCAATATCATATCTTCATCATTATTTATATGTTCATTTATTTTCTTATGAATATTAAATAAGTTTGAATCATTATTCATAGCTTTCCTCTTACTAATAAGATTCCCATAATAATTGGCAAATAAAAAAAATTTCATAAAATTTTTAATATGTGTAAAAATTTATTCGAATCCAGTCTTAAATATAATTTTTATATTTTTTAAATATTACTTAAAATATGTATAAATACCATATAAAACTAATAATCAAAAAAAAACAATTAAGACCGAATTCAAATAGCACTATTCACATATCATCAAGCGTTATATTGTTGAGGTTATTAAAATTTATTCCGCTTTTTTTCATGTCAGTCAATAAACTATCACTATCATTTTTACTAAATTTATACAATATAATAGCTGTATCTTTTGTATCTTCACTGTAAAATAATATAATAGAGTCTGTAGTTATACGTAGTAATAAATACTTATACTTGTCACGATAATTTTTATTCATGACATCATAAAACGATTCATGATATACCAAAGGATATAATAAAGCAATATTATTTATATATTCTTGTATATTAGTTTCTGTTATGCTTTGGTTGTTATTTTCGGATAACAACTTAAATAAACTTTTATAATTTATATCTTTATATTTTTCACTTTTTATTAACTCTTCAAGCACTTTTTTGTTGGCAGATATCTTTTCCCGTTCCTGTCTTTCCCGTTCCCGCCTTTCCCGTTCCCGCCTTTCCCGTTCCTGTCTTTCCCGTTCCTGCCTTTCATGTTCCTGTCTTTCCCGTTCCTGCCTTTCCCGTTCCTGTCTTTCCCGTTCCTGCCTTTCCTGTTCCTGTCTTTCCCGTTCCTGCCTTTCCTGTTCCTGTCTTTCCCTTTCCTGTCGTTGCCGTTTTCCTTGATTATTATAAATGTTAGCGTTACTCTTTATAATATTAATATACTTAAGCACTTCATCTAATTCAACGGGGTTATCAGTTGCAATTTTCGGGGTTATTTCTGCAAGTTTCTTAATAAAAAAATCAATAAATTGGTTAGCTTCTTTAGAATCATATGATATATAAGAAATAAACTCACTAAATAATTGTTTGTGCTCGGGGTTTTTATCAGGATGAAAAACTCTAGCATTTGCACGATAAGTTTTCACTATTTTATCTGTATCTGTATCAAATGTTATATGTAATTTGTGTTTACCATCTTTTAAAGCATTTATTTTTTCAATTATACTTTTAAATTCAGGTAACATTTCAAAAAAATGTTCATCATTCTTAATTACATATCCACCGCCTTTCATTTTTATATTTATTATTATTTATTATTATTTATTATTATTTATTATCATTTATTATTATTTATTATTATTTATTATTATTTATTATTATTTATTATTATTTATTATCCCCCATAGAACCATGTACCAAGCAAAATAATCATACCAAGTGCACTTTGAACAACTGATGGTCTATTTGTTCGTGTTGTCATAAAACGGGCAAGCGGACCATAACTCAAATTAGTTGGCCTCATAGTATGCATTTGCGTTTGCATATTAGACGCCGGTAATTCTATTTGGTTATTTATATTTTTATGTACATCAATCGTATTTGTCCCTAAATCAATTTTTTCATAGTCACTTAAATAATTATCAGGATAATTGCTATTTTGGCGACTAATCATCGTCGATATATGTCGCCGTTGTGCGGTAAATAATTGATTCCATTCTGCAATACTATATCGCGAACCCATGCTTTGGTTACAGTTTTGACATATTGGTTTCAGGTTAAGCAACTCATTTGACCCACCGAGTGCTTTGGGTGTATCATGACCAACCTGAAAATTAAATACGTCCACCGTATTTGTGCACCATACAACATAACATTTGCATTCAAACTTCTTACCGTTATGATGAACCCATACTTGTTCCCTGATTTTTTTTGCCTGTGTTAAGTTGGTAATATTACTGCTAATACTAATATTGGGATTAGAACTATTTACGAGAGCGGGAGCTGTGTTTGATGGTTTCAGTTCTGGAAGATTATCTATAATGCGAACGCTACCATTATTACTACTACTTGGCATTACTTCAATAGGTAACCGGTGCTTTTTATTTGTTATGATATTCTTATTATTTTGTTGCATCAATGGTTCGTGTGAAACTATCCCTTTTTTAGGGTTGTTAGTTATGTTTTTTCTCTTTTTATAAGTTGGTTGATTATCTGGACATATTTTGTGATTAGCAATAATTTTAACCCCTTTCTTTTTGTGTTTGGGTATTGTTTTCTTTTTCCCTTTTTTATGCGGCATAGTTTATTTACCTTCTTTAATTATATTTCTTTTTGTTACCTTCCCTTTTTTGGTTGTCCTTTTTTTTCTCTTTAATTAGTAACTTATCTTTACCGCTCACACTGAATTCTAAGCCCACCCCTGGTGGGCGAAGAATCTGTGTTACGCCAATAGCCTTACACTGGGTTTATAATCCCACCCTCAGGTGGGCGTAAATTTCATGTACCGCGTAATCCTGATTTTTTTACACCTCTCTTTTTCTCTTCCCTTTTTCTCTGGATGGCAAAGCCATCCAGCAAAAAGAGAACCTTCTGTGCTCTTTAGAGCACATAGGCATGCTGGCTCAACTGAAGTTGAGCCAGAACAAAAAGCTTTCCGGGCTGCGCCAGCAAAAAGAGAACCTACTGTGCTCTTCAGAGCACATAGGCATGCTGGCAGCACTACTGAGCTGCCAGAACAAAAAGAGAGGAGGGTGTAAAATCCTGGATTATCGGTGTGATGTGGAGTGAAATTAAAATCACGACTCCACGGTACCTAAAAAATTGTTTTTTCTATTTTATATCCATAAATAATATAAAAATTTAAAATACACATCCCTATACATACTATACCATAACACAATAAAATGGGTGCCCGTCGTGTCCTTAAAGAAATTGAACAAATTACTAAAGAACCTATTGAAGGTATTAGAGTTACAATTCCTAATACAGATAATTGTTTTAATTGGCATGTAACTCTCGATGGACCCAGTGAAACACCATATGAAGGCGGCAAATTTGAACTTGAAATTACAATTCCACAAGAATACCCACATAAACCACCCAATGTTAAATTCCTAACCAAAATTTACCATACAAATGTAAGCCCACAGAGCGGCTATATTTGTCTCGATATTCTTAAACATCAATGGTCACCTGCTCTTTCAATTCAAAAAGTAATCCTTAGTGTTAGTAGTCTGATGAGTGAACCAAACCCAGATGACCCACTACATGGTGATGCTGCACATCTTTGGAAAACTGATAACCCCGGATATATTGCTAAAGCAAAACAATGGACTAAAGAACATGCAGCTGCAACACCCAAATAATTTAGGAGACTATTAGATTTTTTTAATTTGACAAAAAACATTATATTCCCGGATAATAAATAACAAAATTTTAAATAAACTCAAATCATAAACTCAAGCAAACAAACTTAATCAGCAACAAATGAAACCAAGATTTAACAATATTCCAAAAGGGGCAACATTAGTAAAAATGTTTTCAAGCAGCGGTAACAGCACTAACCTATTACTTTTAGTAGGTGGTGTTGTTTTACTCATCGGTGTTATCTATATGCTCGTTCAGACCCGTAGCTCACATGAAGGATTTGAAGCACCCTTAGAATGGGACCATGATAAAGAAGTTATGGTTATCTTCCACAAAATGAAAGGGTGCCCTCATTGTGATGACTTCCAAACCGTTTGGGACGAAGTATATGATATTGTCCCTGGTGAAGTTCGTTCCAAGAAAAACAAAACATGCAAGATGGTAACCGTTGCACCCAATCACCCTATTGAAAAGACCAGCGCCCCAGTCACCGGATTTCCCACATTACGTATCTATAAGACTCCCGCCGATTATGTTGAATTTAATGGCCACCGCACTAAGGAAGAAGTTGTTGACTTTATTTTAAAGAATGCTTAATTCAATAGATTGTTATAATACATATAGATAATCTCATAACCCTTCTCACATATTTCTTTTATTTTTTCATTTGATGCCGTAAATGGTATTTGCGCTAATTCCGGAAATTGACCACAATCAATGCTTAATATATACGGTTGGTATTCTGTTTTATAAGAATCCTGGTTATATGTAAATTTACTAATTATGGCAACTATATAATCCATTAGCGTTATTTTATCTAAATCATTAACACCAGCAGACATACATTGCATCCTATTTATCTTCAGGTCAATACATATGAAATTCATTTTATATTTTTTTGCGGTAGGTTTATTAATTAAAATTTTGTTAGACGTTTCTACCGATTGCTTCGGGTGGTATACCGTTTCTGGCGTTTCTTCAGAATTAGAGTCTTCTTCGGTCTGTGTACATGCATCACATAATACGGGTTTTTTATACGCATATACAGAATCCAAATAATGTTTAATGGGGTTATTGTTTAAGTGTCCACCATCATATACTAAATCATTAAATACTGTGTCCCGCACCGGATTAAATATAATTGGCAAATTGGCTGACATTCTAATTGCGAGCCATACCGGTAAATCAGGACGCGTGATGTGATTAATTAATACGTATTTGTTTTGCATTGCAAGAGTTACCCCCAAATTAAATTCAATGCCGGTATAATTATATAAGTCTTCCATGGTTATATACGGGCTCAATCCTGCTTTTTCCAAGACAGATTTAACACATTGTTCTATATATACCGGTTCTGTTAACCCAAATGTTTCGCCCAAATTAAATATATCCTTAGTATTAATTGTTACAAATTTGGTCACATCAAAGTCCGTTTCCAGTAACCTAATTGCGTCAGCATATGTGTATTTTAAAATGATTAACAATGCGAATATGCTTCCAACACTAACACCATATACCCGTTTGATACCATGATACATGTTTTCAGTATCAAGTAATTTAATTAGGCCAAAATAAAGAATTCCGAGATAGCCACCACCACTCAAAATTACCGTGTCTATTGTATCGGATGCTAAATCATTATTGTTATATAGTATTGGTGTTGACAGCATTTTAGAGTAGTATTATTTTAATGCAAAATTAATTACAATTATATTGTATTCTTAAAGGTTAAAAATAAATATTAAACTCAAAATAACCATATTATCATTATCACGGTAATAAAAATCAGGATTACGCGGTAAAATTAAAATAATGTTGGGCCTGATTTTTGCATCCTGTACTCCATAATGAATAAGGGCACTTATTACCTACACAAAACATTGTATATGTGTATTCTTCATTCGTAAAATAATAATATCCATGCTTTAATTTATGCTGATTATAAAGCCAGCAATTTCTAAATTTTTCATATATTTCTATATTTGATGCAGTTAGTTTATATGGTTTGTTAATTGCTTCTTTTTCAGTTGCATATCCATAAAAATTTAATGATGCACAGTCATCGGTCATTTGTTAAATATAAATTATTATTAAGTCTAATACTAAATGTAAAAATGTAAAATATATTTAAATTAAATTTATTAAAATGTAGTGCGTTGCATGGGGTCACCACCATCAAGCACATTGCCGGCACCAGGAACAGCAACCCGGAGCATTTGTGGCATCATTGCGCGTTCTAAGTCACCTAAATAGGCAAAATTGTCTAAAGGTGTGGCGCACATATTGGGTTGTTTAATAACGGGCCATGCGCTGGGTAAATTGTCACACTGGTTAATACCTTGGGAATAATACTTGCGTCCGGTGCCAATACCATTAACGTCATTGATGACGACTTTGCAAAAGTTGGCATTGCATTCCTGAACATATTTTTCCGGGAGCATGGTGCCATTATTAAATCCTTCAACACCTAAGCCTTTGCCGACACAAGGGGCACAGCAATTCTTAGCACATGCAATTTCACGATTCTTATTCATGAGTGTATCGGCATTTTCTTGAAGAAATTTCCGGTATTGAAAACTATTACTAATGGCGTTATCGGCTTTTAATAAATCGTTAACATGGCAACTGGGACGGTAATCTGTAAAGTGGCGCCCATCAGCCATACGAGGTGGGCAATCAAAATGTTTATTATCAGATGTTTTGTAGCAAGCAGACATAATAATTTTTATTAATATTTATTATTATTTGTTATTTAATATTTTATATTTTATATAGAAATATTTTATTACTTATTATTTGTTATTTGTTATTTGTTATTTGTTATTTTGTTATTAATTTATAATCCTTAATATGCTGTTTATTATAACGAAGGTAATTTAATATTATTTAGCATGGCACTTATATTAGAAATTACACCATTAATACCAGAACCAAATTGTTTAGATATAGTGACAATTTGATTAATTATATATTTTATTAAATCAATTACGTCTTTATTTGGTAAAATCATAAAGAGTATTGCAAGCAAAATGAATGACATCATTGTTTTATTAATATCTAATTTAGCGACACAATTAATGTTTAGTTGTGCAGTATCTTTATTTTTCTGTATATCAATTTCCGGTTCACATTCATATGTTTTCCATATGCATTTATAAATATGGTTGCCCAATAATACGGTTTGTATAACAATAGTAATAAATATGGCTATATATATTAAATACATACCTGAATTTTTATCAAATATGGCCGTATTGTCAAACAGTGCAAGTCCCATAAGTATAATAAATACTAATTGAATTATAAATGTTGCAATAGACCCACTCGATGTAAATGCATGACCTATTTCTAAATTATTTATATATCTAAAACTCGTTGAAGCAACAAATGCTATTATAAAAATAATTACAATTAATATATCTTCTTGTAATTCAAAGTTATGGGTTGTGCTTGTGCTTGCGCGATATAAAATTATAATTGCAAGATTATACACAAAAATAATTGCAAGTAACAACCATATGCTTTCTGATTCATAACCTTGTGCAAAATAATTTGTTAATGTAAGCGCTGCCAACGCAATTAATATGAAATTGCTAATTATTTTAAACTTCTTATTTTTGTCAGAGCCAAAACTATTAAATATCGTATATTTACCAATCCCTGAACCAGGATTATAAGAAACTATTAATAATAATCCTATTATGCCCATAAGTATTAAACCATAGAGTGCAATCCATTTATTTGTTGTTTTAGAGTATACTTGTAGTTCTGTTACTGGTAAAGGCTCACATTTTATACGTTGTTTAATACTGTCTGCGGATTGACTTATAAAACCGCGCTTATTTGGTTGTATTTCACTGTTGATAATGGTCGGATTCTTACATAATACTTCTGCTTTGTTACAATATGAATTTTTTAAGAGAAAATAATATATAACTGCAAATACAAATACTGGTATTCCGGAATATATTAATGTATCTTCATTTAATAGATTTTCCTGAAATAATGCCATTTATATTATGCATAGTATATAATTTAAAATGAAAATAAATAAATCTTAACAATTAATTGTGTGCAAAACACATTAACAATTAAAGCATCTTTTTAATCTTGTTGAGAAAACCTGAAGGTACCTTAACCTTTTTAGTCTTTTTTGCTTTGGACATATCCACACCCGTCTTCATTGTCCCGGTAGAACCCTTTTTGCCCTTTTTAGCTTTCATAGGTCCAGGTGATTTACCGAGACCGGATTTGCATGGTGGCATAGGCCCTTTGTGAGCATGGGCAGTATTCTTATATTCAATGGGTGGTCTGCCTGGTAATACTAATGGTTCTTTAAGTTTTTCCCGCCGACACTTATAAGTTAATTCTTTTTTATCACTACCTTGTGTCATTTCACGGACGGTGATAATCATTGCACATTGGCCTTTAATTTTTTTAACATTGCATAAGATATTAAATGCTTTCAGTGCTGCACGGGCATGTGTTCCGTGATAATAACCACCGTGTCCTTTAACTGAGAATTTGGTAGCGCATCCGTCCGTTCCACGTGCATCAACAACTGTAAATGTTCTGTCAGCCATATTTGTGTTTGTAATTTTGTGGTTTGATTGGTATCTAATTTGGTATTTAATTTAGAGATTTAATTTAATTAATTATTATTTATTAAGATAGATATTATTTATTATTTTGCCAATTATTAATTTTCCCAAATTCTTTATTTTTGCATCATAACTCTTTATTTGCTTCATAATTCTTTTTCATTTCGCTTTAACACAACCCTAACTAACTGAAACTTATTTACAACAATAAAGCATTCTAAGTCAGGATTATAAAACATTTTTTGTTTTGGGTTAGCTTTATATAGCGCCGCATATTTAGCCAACTTTTCCGGTGATAAATCCGGCGTGAATGCCTTATTAAATTTACGTTCGAGTTCCTTATTGCTTAACTCGTCCTGTGCACTACCAGTATCCTTTAAAATATAGAATATATTGGCTTGATATGGATTGACGATATTCATCTTAAATAGCGCTACACGGGCAGCACTTATATTCGTAGCCATAAGCTTGTTTTTGAATAAATATGCTTTTATCCGGGATTCCATACTTTGCGCCGATTCCTGCATAAGTGTCTCCCTAATTCCGGCATCAGTAACCGGCACTAATTCTTTTCCATTTAATAACGCTGTAAATGCCACATCATCTTGGTTGTCAGCACCAGCATCCCCTTTGAATAAATTCTCCACTCCGGAATTAAAAGTAATTGATATCCCAGAATTTGGAGGTGTTACTTGTTCCCGAGTTACATCTAACTTTTCGAGTTCGGTATCTGACAGCACGACATTATACATAAAACCCGGATTAGTTTCGATCATGTATCTAATATATAGCCGGATATCGGCAACATAATTATCGAAGTTAACCATAGCACTACTAAAGTTATACTTCTTTACAAGAGATACACATGTATCATATTGTTCATCAGTTATTGATGCTCGTTCACTATCTCCATTAAAATCATTGACGGGCACGGTTTTATTTATTTCGGCGTCTGGCATTTCACGGCCTGTAATCTGTTTGTTATATAACCGGACAAGGTTGCCGCTCTTCTTCAGTTTTGTAAAAACTAAATGTGCCTTACTCGGGTCACCCTGGGTAATATAAACATATATTCGCGGTATTGCGGCAAATGATATTACATCCGGTGTTTGCTTATTGTCAATTATATTTGCCGATGATGTTTCGGGTTGTGTATTATCTGTGTTACTACTTGTTAATTGCGTTTGCATATTAACATGTTTAACGAGTGCACTACTAATTATATAATCATAGATTTCGTGATATCCCGCAAATATAAAAGGTGCATATTGTGTCGCCGGCAAATCTTGAAATGGTTCGGTGGCAACACGGTTAGACGATTGGTAATATATTATGTATATTGTGTATATTATGTATATTGCAAATACAAGTAATATTAAACCTGCAACCAATATATAATTATTCTTAATTTGCATATCTTTTATTAGTGCCTTTTATTTTTTGCGGTTATTTTATCTTGATAATGAATCCAAATACTTATCATATTTCTCATAATTATAAGCATCAAGCGCAAATCCCGGTGCAACACGGGTTCCGCATTCCTGATAAATTCGAGGACAGCCAAACTGTGACGGGTCATAGTCTGTGAGTATATCCATCGCACTCCGGGGCTGAACATCTAATATTGTATTTGCATCAGAATTAAGATTGAAACCAGGAGGCAAAGCCAACTTTTCACCAATCTTATCGACCCATGACCATTTATCGTTATACTCTTGTTGTGATAATACCCGTTTATCGAGTTCCCGCTGGATTATATTACGGCGTCCGGCTTCCTGGTTAAGATGTGTTCGGTCACTTGGATAATAATTACTACCCTTAACGGGGTCGTTGTTAGGGTCCGGTATATTAGATACTTGCAGATATGTTTTGCTGTATTTTTCCGGATTTGTTGCCGATATCTTGGCATTTACGGTTTCATTGAATTCCATTTTTATTAGTTGTATTTTGCTATAGATACTTATCCATGTGTCTGTCGGATACTGTTCCAAAATATCAGACCGATTTTCGGGAGTTATAAGATTGAACGCAAATGGGTCGTCTATGTATTTTTGTATTTTGGCAGTTAGTATATTAGCATTGTTGTCTGTGCCCACAATTTGCGAGCTACTGGCAGATATAACTTTAACATATGCTGGCGGATTCATAAATACAACCCTTGCACCATTTGTGTTCAATAGGCCTGCAACTTTGGTTTTATAACCCGGTAATTCGGAAGATATCACGGTATTAATACGGGCTAACTTATCCTTTGCAACCTGTTGTGGATTTATATTCGCACCATTACTCTTAGTATATATGTCTCGGTCCATGTGTGCATATTCATTGGTATCTGTATCATTATATGGGCCGGGAGTCTGTTGCGGTATTGCCCAACTCTCGCAATTGGCACGGGATGCTGTGTAGGACCTATCTTCAGTGCTACCTGTAAAAGATTCCTTCAGGGTTGTCAACGTGTCTCGTGCTTTGTATTTGGTCCATGATTCGCGTATTTTGCGTTTTTCGCGAATGATATATTCTTTTAGTTTCTGGTTATTTTTGGTCCAAATAAGTATGTAGTATATTATCGCTATAAAACTTAATATGTAAAATATTGCATTTATAAGCATTTATGAGTATTTATTAATAGGTTCTAATAATATTCTAATAATATTACATAATTATAATACAAGACCGAAAGCAAACAATAAATACAGGCTTACATAATAATAAAAAGTAAAAGGTAAAAAATAACATGTCATTCAGCGAAACATGGTCATATTCAGACAGCCAAAACTGGAAAAGCAAATATCCAGCCGCTGCGGGCACACAACAAAGCCCAATAAATATCGATACCGCAAAAACAACGGATTGTAACCTATTATGCCAAATAGCTATGAAGTATAGTGTTTCCAAATGTTATGCTCGCGTTGTAAATAAAACCCCGATAATAACATTTGACAGTGGCTCCTTTATCAAGTTTACCAAAACCAAGGAAATATTGGCCCTAAAACAGATGACAATACATACGCCAAGCTTACACACATTTAACGGCACTGTATATGATATGGAAGTTGTCCTATACCATAAATTAACCGGAACCCTAAACCCGAGTGACCCCAATTATGTCCCAGGTGGCACAGCGATAAGTATCCTTTTTCAAAAGGGTGCGGATTACGGTAAACAAAATAATTTCTTTAACGCATTTATAAACCAGTTACCCGTTGAACGCGGTGAAAAAGAACAGGATATCCCGGTTGGTGATTCATGGGGTCCAGAAATGATTATTCCCGAATTGAAGTCTTATTATTTTTATCCGGGGAGTTTGCCGTTTCCGCCATGTGAAGAAAATTGGAAATGGCTCGTCTTTGAAGAGGTTCAGGGTTTGAGTTCCAATATCATCGATACACTGGGTATTGCATTTAATAATAATATTCGGCCACCGATGCGACTTTCTGGACGTGTTCCGGCATATAATTCTAATGTGGTTATGAAAACGGATAATGAGCTGGAAAAACGGGTGGAAGCTGAACGGCAAAAGCTTACATCAGCAAATAACAAAGGCACAAATAGTTTATCTGCAAACAATATCTCAAATACAGATGGTGAACTACGGGATGAAACGCAAAAAGCGAGTATTTTGCTCGCCGAAAAAGCAAAGACACAGGCATGGTATAAAGAACGCAAATTATACATAAAGGGAATCATCATTGCTATATGTTTGTTATTAGTTATATTTGGGGCGCTGCGCATGGTTAAGTGGATTATTAATGAAGATATTCTCAATTTGATTATGATTCGGCAGGCCCTCGGTGATGCAAAACAGGAAAAAATGAATACTACAAGTAAGGCTAATAATTTAACAAGTTCTGGGCCAGTAAAACAAGGGAATACGTCTGTAAATCAGGGTCCAGCAAAGGGAGGACAAAATATTACAACATCAAATAACTCTAATATGAATAATCTTTAAGAATGTCCCTTTTATTTTTATTTTGTTTTATTTTGTTTTTAAAAAATTGTTTTAATTTATGTATTATATATGATTTACCATCATATAAACTATTTATCAATAAATATAAGATACAATAAGCATAATTATATGTCAATTGCGCCTGCCAACTATGCAAATACAGATGCTGAATTTGAACGAATTTTAACTGAAAGCCTTAATGATTGTATTGTTCTGAGACAAGATATTACAGATATTTTATTAACAAAATCGGTTTATTTATATTTATCTAATTTATTAAAGACGGCTATTATTCAACAATCTGTAGTATCCAATGGTGTCGTGTCTAAATGTATAAGTTGTTATACTGAGTCAGCAAACGTATTTAATATTTGTAAATGCGGGTTAGAACATATGTGTTATTCATGCATATTAACAAAGTATGTATCTATACTTACAAGTAGTATAAAAGCAAATAAAGATGCCGCCATAACCAATAATACATTTAATAAAAAATTTATGATTACTCTATTACAAAATACAGTATGTTGCAAATATTGTAAATTGTCTGGTTTCTTTCAAGAATCATTAAACATTTTAAATCATAACCAATTTAGCAAGTCATCATCTAATCATATGTTACACGAAACAGATTTTCTAAATAATGAAACCAAAACAATGATTGATATATTTCCAAATATGGATATGACTAATTTTATTCAGCAAAAAAATATGGAGGCTCTTACAAATTATGGATTTGAATTAGAATATAATCATGCTATGCAAAATATAGTATTTAAAATTAATGCAAAGTTAATAGAGCATATTGTCGATTTACAACAGCGTCAATGTCAAAAAGGTATTAATAATCCTGCAATAAATATTGACACAATTAAGTGTAATGCGATACTCATAACCCCGGCAATCTTTAATGCAATCTATTATAAATGTATTGAATTTGGGGTGAAAAATAATATTATTGACCAGCGATTACTATTTAGTTGGAATAAATATTGTCAAAAAATGAATAAATTACTTGATGAATATAACAAAAATTGTGATACTCAAATAAATTATTATATTGCGGTTGTATTGCTTAATGAAATTAAAGGTATTCCCGTTATTTAATTAGCCACAATCTATTGGATAGGATTAATTAATAATTAAAATTGATTAAATTAAACGTTTTTTTATATTTTATATAAAAAATCCTATAGACCCTATTATAAAAACATATAATTAATAGTAATGAATATTAAAGAAATACCTGCTAATAAATTACAAATATCTAAATATAATGTTAGAACCTTAACAAAAGATGACACATATTTAGCATTAAAAGATAATATAAAACAACATGGATTATTAAATCCGTTAACCGTTATATATAATGAGTCAACTGACATTTATGAAATTATCGCTGGACAACGTCGGTTTACAGTTTTAACAGAATTAAATTATTCTCAAATACCATGCAATATTATAGCATCAGATAATTCAAGTTTGAGTCAAATAGTATTAAGTTTAACAGAAAATATACATAGAAATAATATGAAATTAAGTGAAAAAGTGAAAACATGTAAAACATTACAAAAACATTATCAATCAAATAATGAACTGGCACAAGCAATCGGTATATCAAATACAATTGTTAAACAGTATTTAGAAATTTCACATTTACCTGACACTGTTTTAGATAAATTGGATGCAAAAGGGTATGAAAGAATAAATTTAGACTTTGCTGTTTCGCTTACAAAATTGGGTTGTTTTAATGAAGGAGAGCTATTAACAATTATTAATCTATTTCATGATGTTTGTCATAAAGATAGAAATAAAATTATGAAGAAAATTATGAATACAGAAAAATATGGAAGTGATGAATTTTATATTTATATCGAAAAAATAGGTAAAATAAAAGTTGAAGAACATGAAAAAATAAAGCAAGAAACAGATAATTTAAAAAAAGCATTTGCAGATGCAAAACATACAGTTAGAATATTAGAAGCAGAATCTAATCTTAGTAAAAATAACGACTTAGTTATAACACAGTGTAGTGTAACCGCTACTAATTTAACAAATTCAAAATTAACAATTGACCAATATAATGAAAAAATGAAAATGATTATTAGTAATAATTCTAATTCAGTATATATAATGAGTAAGGTTAGATGTCCTGAATTACAAATGTTATTTCGTAATGAAATTATTAAAAGGTTTAAAACATGTATTGTTTCTGGATTAACATATGAAGTGTGTGAAGCAGCACATATAGTCCCTTTTTCAGAATGTAATAATTTTAATATCGACAATGGATTACTTTTAAATAGTATATTACATAGCTTATTTGATAAATATTATTGGAGTATTAATCCGGAAACACTATGTTTAGAAATATTTTATAAATCTAATGATATATATGAAATTATAAAGCCTTATAATAATAAAAAAATAGATATTTTATGTGATTATCCTAATGTAATTTTGAATATTACAATACATTATAATAAGGCTAAAAGTTTATTTAAGTAGACTGAGCCCCTTAAGAATATTATATGCGGCATTATATTCTGCATCCTTTTGTGTATCACCTTTACCGCTGCCAATGCATATGTCCTTATTTTTTCGCGTGTATACCTGACATAACCAGTCAGGTTCGTTGCCACGTGTATTTACGCCGTGTTGTTCCATTACATTATAAATGAGTTCAGTTTGCCGGGTTCTGCGGTAATAATTGCGAAGCTTCTGTTTATAATTACCATCATCTGTGATTAGTGCCGTCATATCGAGATTCGTATCCTCAGCTTCAATAAGATGAATAATAAACTTTTCGGCAACCTGATACCCCGGACCACTTAAAAATGACGCCAGGAACCCGTGCTTTTCTTTACCAAAATCGAGATATATCGCGGCTATAAATGCCTCAAATACGTCGCAAAGCTTTTTAATTTCTTTTCTACCTGCTTGCTTATCTTCAATGGTTTTACTAATAACAATATATTCGCCAAATCCGCATTTCTCTGCAAGATATCCCAACGTCCACCTGCTCACAAGTTGTTTCTTCATCGTCGAAAGAAATCCTTCATTACACCCTTGAAAACGCGTAAATACATAATTACCAATAATCGCATCGATAATTGTGTCGCCGAGGAACTCCATGCGTTCATAGGATTCGTCGGCAAGCAACATACAGCCATCCGGATTCTCTTTAATAAGCACATTATCGCGGACACAGACTTCTTTAATATAGGGCACTGTATAAGATGTATGAATAAATGCCTGCTGATATAGCGCTAAAGTATTAATGTTTTGATATACACCATATTTTTTAAGAAGATTCTGAACCCAATTTGCTGTAATGGGTTTATTATTTTTGTTAAATGGATTAATACGCCCTTCACCGGTTAATTCATATTCGGCTTCAATGTCAATAACCTTTTTGGCTATTCTGTCAAAATTTAGTTCCGTTATAACGGTTGATTGGATACATGTTTCCGTAGCAATCATAATATATAAATGGAATAAGAGAAAATGGTGAAATAATATTACAACCTATTACTTTAATAATAAACAATTTTTATTAAGTTAGTTTTTGTTTTGCGTATGATTATGATTATGATTATGCTTATGATTATGCTTATGATTATTTAACTTTTTTTGAAATGTAAATAATTACAGAAAAATAACCTATAACAATATTAAATATTGTCAAAAGGAGAAAATAGTAAAAAAAGATATAGTAAATGGCAAATCATAAAATATCATCAAGCAAAAAAAATAAAAGCGAAAGTAAAAATATACATCCTGCAAAAATAAATAATATCCACCGGAAAATTACCAAAAAAATCAGCATCGCTAAGCTTATTTCAAGCAAAACTAAAAAAATAGGCACAGCTACGCCAAATATGTTATCAGCCATACAAGTTATTAAGGTTACCGAAAAAACAGATATGAGTAAATACTTACCGACGTTGCCGCTGGATATGGTTAAACCCAAAGCATGGGAATTGCAGAACCGTAAAACATTCTACCAATGGCTGATGGATAATTTCGGCAAATATGACACAAGTGACTCGGCAAAAGTTGCACAGGTTGCTAAAGAAGGTATTAACCCAAACCCGGGCAGGTCACCATATCTCCAATTATTCCCAATTCAGAAACTGGTTCGCGATTTTATGGCCACTGAATCACCATACCGCGGAATATTGCTTTACTTTGGTCTCGGTGTCGGTAAAACACTTAGTGCATTAGCAGTTAGTGAAGGCATTCTAAATAAAAAGAAGGTTATATTTATGAGCAAGGCCAGCTTAGAACCCAATTTTATTAGCACTGTAAAAGTAGCAGGCCAGGATTATATGGTTAATAATAACTATTGGGTGTTTGCAGAATTAGGGTCTCCCGAAACAGAAACACTCCGAGAACAGTTAAATATTCCCAAAAAAGTCGCTGATGAGAACGGTGGTATATATCTTATTGATTTTACAGTTCCTAAATCAAATTATGACGATATGAGCCAGAAACATCGCGATAATCTGAATAAGCAACTCGATGCCTTATTAAAAGAACGATTCATGTTTGTTCATTATGATAGTCCCACGCTTTTTAGACACATTACCGCGGAGGATTTTAATGATAAGGTAATTATCATTGATGAAGTTCATAATTTGACAAATGGCATGACAAAGGCAAACAGTAAAGCATCCAAATTATATGAAATGTTTATGAACGCGACAAATAGCAAGTTTGTCTTTTTAACGGGCACACCGGTTATCAATCAGGTATTTGAAGCCGGGTGTTTGTTCAATGTGCTTCGAGGTTATATTTATACGCTGGAATTTACAATTCAGGTTAACTTTGACTTACCAATTGACTTTAAGAAGGTTAAGGCACTCCTAAAGCAAAATAGACATATTGACCAGATAGTTATAAACCAAGTAAACCGGAAACTAAAGATAACTAAGAACCCTGACCACTTTACTACCAGTAATGACCCCAGTAATCCAGGTGTTGTATATACACCCAACCAACCAGTAGTAACATTGGAACAGTTACAGAACGATGTCGAACAAGTATTAAAGGGTTTGGGCTATAAGTTCACTGTAAACACTATAAAAGAAACGTGTTTACCAAGTAAGCAAGAAGACTTTGACAAGATGTTCTATAATCCGGACCTTAACAAATTGAAGAAGCCCGAAGTATTTAAGAAACGTATTGCCAGTTTACTGAGTTTTTATGATTATAAAGACCCTCAAGCTTTCCCTGAATTAACATCCGGGTCTCCCCATATCGTCCAGTGTCCTATGTCCGATTATCAGCTCGGTATTTATGAGACCATAAGACACGAAGAAATACAGAAAGATAAGAAAGCATCACGTCGTAAGAACGATGATGATGCTATGAAGACAACATATAGGATTCATAGTCGTTTAGCATGTAGTTTTGTTTATCCTGATGATATTCCCAACCCATATGATATCAAGAAGCAAGAACTTATGGAACAACAAATAGAAACACTCACAGCGGCTGGCGAAGAAGTGGAAGAAATCGACGAAGAAAATGAAAAGGCAATTACTAAATTTATTAAGGAAAACTTAATGAAGATGATTCGGAAAAACAAGGCCAAATACTTTGATATTCCGAGTGGTGCATTGTCGCGATACAGTCCTAAATATGTCGCCATGATTAAAAATATCATGCGGGCTCCTGGGCTTATTCTCGTATATTCGTATTTCAAAACCATGGTTGGGCTTAATATGTTTGCTCTGGCTTTAGAAGAAACCGGTGAATGGGAAGAATTCCAAATTAAGAAGATTGATAAACAATGGCATTTGATCACTGGTAATCCAGCAATGGAACATAATAAATCACGGTCAATAAATAATAATAACCATTCTACACATGCTGATAAAGACAAACCAAAAAAGCGAAAGAATTACTATGTATTTTATTCGGGTTCCGAAGACAAGGATTACCGAGAAATAATTAAATTCATTTATAACAGTGAGTTTGACCGGTTACCGCAAGCTTGTCAACCATTAAAGGAATCATTGAAGAAGTTATATGCCGGAGATGAAAACTTACATGGCCAGGTTATCAAAATGATGATGACAACGCGAACGGGTGCTGAAGGTTTGGATTTGAAACATGTGCGTTCGATTCATATTACGGAGCCCTATTGGCAACCGGTATTGCTTGACCAGGTTATTGGCCGTGGTGTCCGTAATAACAGTCATAAACGTTTGCCGCCCGCTGAACGCAATGTTGAAGTATTTATATATATGGCAACGATTCCGGGACACATGCTTACAAAGATATCCCAAGCCGATGTGCGGGTTGACTTTGCTAAATATAATGACGGTCTGGGTATGAAGGGCCGAGTAGTGACCAGTGATGAAGCCCTGTATGTAACAAGCGAACATAAACGCGTGATTACCAACCAATTACTACATTTGATGAAGGAATCGGCGTTTGATTGTTCACTTAACTATGCGGTGAACTCTAAACAACACAATAATCCCCAAATTGTTTGTTTAGATGCTGAAACACGGGACCGTGATGATTATCTGTTTACCCCCAGTATAGAGGATACCCAAGATATTATTGCCATTAACCAAGAAGTGCCGGTTGTAGAAGAATATACACAAATTAATACAAATAAATTTTACAAAGATGGTAAACCAATCATATATTATCAATCAAATAGCCCAAGACCCGATGGAACGTATTTAATATATGATGAATCAATTATGACCAAAGTGCGTAAAGCAATGCCAGTAGGGTTGGTTAAATTTGTAGATGGGAAAAAGATACTTACATTTTCAGCGGCAGAAAAGGCTAAATGGCAGTAATTAATATTAAAACCAAATGAAAAGCTAAATCAATAATTAAAGCAAAAGCTGTGCGCATTACCTTGTAACCAATCTGGTTGTTCTTTTATTTTTTCAGTAAATAACAGCATTAACTTATCATTTATATGTTGTGGTATTGGTTTTAAATCAGAATAACCAAACCAAATTGATTCTAATTGTTTCATAGAACAAATGCTGTCAACATATGCGTCTGGTATATTTATTGCTTCTAATCTTAAACTATTAAGATTTTGGTTAACAGTCGAAATATCTATGCAATCACCCTTAGGACAATCTAACCATAATCGTGTTATATTTGGGAATAGCTGGAATAATCGTCGGGTTATCTCATTATCTATTTTAACTTTTACCGTTAATTCAATATCAATAATATTTGGTATTGGCTGTATACGCTGTGTTTGTAAACATTCCACATTTGCGAGTTGTTTTGGATTTAGTATATGAATTGACAGCTTAGTTAAATGTGTATACCGGTGTAGTTCGGGTAAAATAGTAAATATTTCATTTGTATGTAGTGACTTATAATGTATACGGTTACCAGGTTTAATTTTATGGTATGATTTGAGTTGATAGTTGTTGAGGTTGGGACCATTTGGCAACCATTCTGAAACAAGTGTAGTGTTTGGCATTTTGTATAATTTATTATATGTTACATTGCTTTAAATTTAATTTCATGTCTTTTATGAGATGGCTCATATTCCATTGTTAATTTACCATTAAACCCATTTGTAAATTTTGTTGTTATTTCAATAGGTATTAGTGATTTGTTTATAAATAAATTTATTTTTTTAATTGATGGCATTTGTGAAAGTTTGCATATGTGTAAGGGGTTATTCGAATCCAGTCTTAACTTTAATTTTAATATTTTTTAAATATTACTTAAAATAAGTATAAATATCATATAAAACTAATAATCAAAAAAAATAATTAAGACCGAATTCGA